GTCTTCACCCTCTAAATCAGTTTCAGCTTCGAGGATCAGAAACTTAGAGTAATTGTCGCTGCCTTGGATTTGCGATTCAACGAACGATTCAATTCGCGCAATCGTTCCTTCTGTGAGCTGTCCATTCGAACAACACACAACCATCGATGGAATGTTGTTGTTTCGAAATGTGATGAAGTTGATTTCTTCAGCGGCCCTATCGCCAAAGATGCTTAGGAGATTTCCAATGTATCTGGGCAGGCCATATGGACTTCGAGCGCAATAGTTGGCAATGTGAACAATTTCGTTGGCACGTCTTTCATGCGGCAGAGTCTCGTCTGCCACGGCTCCCGTCTCGTAATCGTACATCCTTGGGTCGCCGAGTTGTTTGAACCAACGCGTCTTCCCGGTGTATGTGGATAGGTTTTTGGTTGTGACGGTTCGAGCCTGTGCATACAGTCTGAACTTTCGCCACTCCTTTACATTTTTGATCTCCACACTGAGATCTTCTTGGAGTTCAAGGATAGGACGATCAACCAACTGATCCTTCTCTTCCAGACCGCCGATCAATATGTGGTGCGACGGGATGTGGCGAAAACCCTGTATTTTACCAGCCATGTCACGAATGACTTCAAAATAAGCATTGCCAGTTGTTTCGTAGTCTCTGCGCAACTTCTTTCTGAATTTCACAAACGAATCATCACCACAAGCATACTGAAAGAAGTTGATTAGCTTGACTCGTTCTTTGGTGATTTCCTTCTTGATGGCTTCGGGGATCTCAAGCCCCTCGTCTTCAAGTCGCATCCGAGACACGAGGCGATGCCCAAAGCCATCAATGTTACCTTCCATGGCCTCGATGCATTGCCCCAGCTCTGTGCTGTGCTCCGGGAGCATCGAGAGTGTGAGAAGATCAAACGGCGGCTGGAGAGCTTGACCGCTCTTCACCAACTTCGTGACAGGGTCTGTGTTTTCCTTCTTTGACTTTCCAGGTGACGATGGGTCTGCCGTGAAATCTTTCTGTGTTTGCACCTCGATGATTCGCGCCCGTACGCTTCCGTGCTTCCCTCGGATGCCGTCGAGAGCCTGTTGATTCGTGTGCATCCCTGACTTGGTGGCGACCGCGCTGACCACGCTAGACACAGTTTTTTCCATCAGCCACCTCTCTTAAATCACGCCGGGTTCTTTGTTGCGTGATTTCCTTTTGCGTTTCTTGCTTGCCCCGATGGCTAGATCCAAGGCATCGAACAAATCCTTGTATCGATAGTTGGGGAACAAGACAAGTTGTTCGATCATCAGGTCCATATTCTTCTTGAAAAAAACGCGTTTGTCTTCAAACATTGGCGACAATTTCCACGCCCTGGTGATCTTGTCCTTGTCCTGCTTCGTAGGCAACAAACGAATATCCTTGTCGCCGTCTTTCAACTGTTGGTATTGTGCTTCTTGATATGCGTTGGTTTCGATAGATGCCCGTATTGGGTCCCACTTGTTGTAGTATTCGATGATTTTCGCTGTCTGTTTTGAAAACCGCAGTTGTCCATCGTACCAATCCAGCACGTAGTATCTGTCTGTGCTGTCTTTCCCTACGACTACAATCGCAAAGTGGTCGGCCGCTTGTTTTTCGCTGATGGCCAAATCGATTCCCATGTAAATACGAAGGCCGCCTGGGATCTGATCGTCATCAACCTTCTGGCAATCGTCGTATTGGAACACCTCGCCCTTCATCGCTTCGGTGTCGCATTGGTACTGTGCGTTGAAGATGATTACGCCTGACTTGCGTTTTTTCTCCTTGAACCATTTTGACGGATACTTCGACGGCCAAGGGCTTCTCCCGCGCTCGTCGAGGGCGCGAATGATGTTGTGGTGATGCTTCAGCTCATTCGCGATCAAGTGGCCGTACAAATCATCATAATGATATCGGGTGCCGAGGCGATGGTGTTCACCTCGATGTGGAACGGTTGATGACGGCGGCTCAAGCGTTGGATCTAGTGTTTGGTAATACCATTGTTGTGTCTTATCGCGCATGTACTTCGTGCGCGTGTTCTCCTCGTCAACGAGGTCATCGCTGATGATGATGTCGTAGTGCTTTCCAACAACCGTTCCCTCGACGCCAACACAAGTAACACTCGCTTCCTTCGTGCGCTGCGTTCGTGGAAGAACCTCAATCTCACGGTTGTCCCACTTTGTGACGCGGTTGGAATCGTAATAGGCACCGAAGAGATTGGTCAACATCTCGTTGGACTCAAAATGCGCTTTGATCTCTTTCAGAAACGCTTCGGCGTTGGTCGATGTCTTCGACGCCAGGAGCACTCGCAGGTTCGGATTTTTCAGAAGATAGTGAATTGTCTTTGTGATGGTAAGAACGGTCGATTTTCCAGCGCCACGAAAAGCGAGCTGTAGCGAGTCAGGGTGCTGAAACTGATACTTCATCATCGACATGTGGAACGGCTGCACCTCATAACCTAACACAGCCATTGCAAGGATATCGATTCGATTGTTGTCAATGATTTGGCGCTTGATCCATTCGGATCCCATCGCTTTGCAATGCTGATAGTATTGTATGAGCTGGGAGCGCTCTGCGTGTTCGATTGACTTTGACCCCTCGCCAATCAGTGGCACGAGCTTCGCAGCGGCCGAAGGCGTAAACATCAACGTCCTCGTGCGCTGTTTTTAGCGGCAGCCTTCGCTATCGGCAATTCATTCTCAGGCACGAGAAGTGTCTGCGGCCTTGTCCACACTTTTTCAATCTCTCTGCCAATGCAGCAGGGACAAACTTGTGCCATATCACTGGACATGTAGAATGTGGTGTCGCAGGATTTACATCGACACTTCAGCATTCCTTCCGAAACCAGCGTGACATTTGAGCCATTCTTGTTCAAAATGGTCACAACATCGGGCATTCTTTTCAGCCGTGTGCGCACCAGCGAATGGCCTTCCATCGCAAACTCCTACTCGTCCAACCCGTAGCCAGACACGAAAATTTTTGCTGTCTGTCCCGCTGCCACGCCGCTCGTCACTGCAACAAAAAATATCCTGCCAAGGCTTTCGATTGTGAATTCATACGGTGTGTCAGCGCCAATGCCCGCCTTTTGGATATTGGTGTGCTCTTGGATGAAGGCATCCGCCTCATCGCTCCACCAAAGCACGTCAACCGTTGGATTGGCCCCGTCTGATGGAACTACCTGGATGTTCGCTCGCTCGAATATGGCCGCGTTCATTCCGTGTGCTTTGGTCGTCTCGGGAAGCGTATCCACGGCGCCGGTGACCGTCCTGTAGTGTGTGTATTGCGGCGCCGTCTTCGGTGCTGTGGACGTATCTGCCATGACTCAACCCTCTGTTGTACGGGAAAGGTTTGGGCGCGGTTGCCCACGCCCGAGTCGCCTTACTCTACAGCTAGCCAGTATACTGGCACTCCTGCAACGTTGATGTTTACGTCGAGACCGATCGTAAAGCCGTTGACGAGAGGAGTGATCCCTGTATCGCCTGTGATGTGGCTGAGCGTTCCGTCGGTGACCTGCTTTACAGCATCACCTTCGGTCATCCCTTCATACCACTCTTCTTGGACCAACCCTGCAACGCTGACCACCTTCACATACTTCGGTTGGAAGCCTACGGTTTTCACGTCAAGTGAAGCACCTGTACCAACCACACAACCCGTCTTTGTTCTTGTTACGCCGGATGACATTGTTTCTTCCTCCAATGGGTGTTTACGACTTCAACAGTAGGCCAAAGCATAAACCGTATGGAGGTTCAGCGGCAAGGTCGCGCTGGTTTTTCTTTTTCGATCCGTTGCTTTCTTAGGGTGTCTTCTAGATCATGCTTGGCGTCGATCAACTTGTCGTCGACTCGTCTCCATGCGCGAAATGCAACCTCATATTTCTTTTCAGCTTCCTTCATTTTGCGTTTCAGAATACGCACGTTGAATTGAAGTGCTGATATCCTCGCCTTGGCCTTTGGTATGCTGTGTTGTTCCGCCATCATCGCCTCGAACGACGAACTCAACCACGGTTCCATCGCATTGTTTCTTTGTACCTATCGAGTCGTTGAACTCTTCATTTATGGCACGCAGAAGCCCAATTTGAACAACGGTGTTTCCGTGTGCGATGCTATTCTGGATGGGTTTGTTTAGTGCTGCGATGAGGCGGCGGACAGCGTCCGCTTCGTGTTCGGCGCGTTGTGTTTTGACTCGCACTTCAAGATCTCTGATCACTTCTCGCAGACGGTCTATGATCAGTTGATCTGCATCCATTAGTTCAAGTCTTCCGGCCTGTGGAAAAATGGATTGTGTACCGGGTGGTTTAGTTCGACGCGCACCGGTGGGCAAGGGGCCTTCTCTGTGAAGTCTCTCTTGAGCTTCGATTCAAGGTGCGCGCCGCAACGCTGAATGACCATCATCGAGTCAAAAAACGTCTGTTCAATTTCTTTGAATGTCGAAAGTAACGCCGATATTTTATCCATCGCACCAACGAAGTCAAGCAGATTCTGTCTATTCTCATCATCAACCACACCAGGTATGAACTCCATCAACAGCGGACGAACAGACGCCGCCCATTTTGCCATCATTTGCAATGACTCTTGGATGTTGGCATATCTTTCCGACATTGCGGCGTTCCTCTCGCTGTTACCTATGTGTTTGGATTGCTACAGGATGATTACAGATCTGTTTTGTCGCGGAAGCCGATGAAGACTGGGATGCGTGCTTTGTCTTTCACACCAATTTCTTGGTATCTGTATTTGACAACAGCGCCCAAATATGCGTCTCGATTGTCCCAAATCGCCTGCCTGAGCTTTTGCGTCAGACCAACCCCTGTACCAATCCTTCCTTCGACGCCACTTTTCAGATCACGCACAAGAAATTTCCCGAGCGTTCCGCCCGGCACCTTCCCGGCCTTTGCCGTGGAACGCTGTGTCAGACCAAGCTCGTTGGTTTTCTTTTCGTTGTTGTTGTGCATCAATTCTTCGAAACCGATGATTTCAGCTTCAGAGTCCACGAAGCGCTTTAGCTTCAACAACCAGCCTTCCCGTTCGGTGCTGCGACCACATTTGTAAGGGCCACACGGATCTCGCACCATTACGCCCTCGAACCCCTCGGCCAAGCACTTCTTCTCGCACTCGTCCAATTCCTCTTTTGAGTTGATGGATTTGATTGGAACGAATTCAACGCGTGGGTCATTGATTTTGACTATGGCTTTCTTCAACGCTCGAAGTCTGTCGATGTACGGTTGTTTCAAATCTCCGCCAACCATGTCAAAACACCACAGCTTGAATTCTGGTTCACCATCTTCAGACATCACAGCCGACGTGCATGCCTGGAATGTGTCTCCAGCCATCAACTCCCCGTCCACACCGTCGGGTAGCAACTCCTCCAACACAGTTCTGATGTAGTTGTTTTTGATCGGTTTGAGAGAGCGCGCGAGCACTCGCCCTTCGATCTTCAAGCACCGTATTCCGTCAAGCTTCGGCGAAGCAATCAACGGATACTTGAGTTTTTCTTCATCCTTGATTTGTCCAGCCAACATAGGGCGAATGATAGATTCTGTCATTTCAACTTCTCCTTGATCGAGGCGGCTTTCTTCGACGGCAATAGGCCCTTGCCCGCGCAACAAGGACAAGCGACTAAGTCATTTTTCTTCGCGAACGAAGCGGCGAAGCGCTTGGCTGTCGTCGCATTTCCACACGAATAGCAGACACAATCATCGTCATCATGTAGCAATGGACAATCTTCATCCTTGTCTTCCATCCCTTCAGGCGGTTCAAGGACAAAGTTATCCACCTCGCCACATTTCGAACACTTCCAATATTCGTCTGGTATTTGTGGAACTGTGTGTTTGCGTGAACATGTCATGGCCGGTTCTCCTTTTTCAGTTATACGGGGATCATAGTCTATTTGTAATTGGAAGTCAACCAAAATCGACTCCAATCGTTAAAATCTGGTTGAAGCATACTCGCCCCACATATTTTTCCAATGTTCAACGTAATCACGGGAACAGCGAAAACAGAGGTCAAGCGGCCTATTGGGATCTTCACCCGTTCCATCCCAAGGATAACGCGTCAGCGCTGGGATGGTCCTTGCCGGTTTTGTCCTGCAATTCTCGCAAGAAAGAAGGTCCCAATCAGAACAACTTTCCAGCCAATTCTCTTTGTATTCTTTTTCACAACGTTCGCACAGATACCAATTTTCTGCCTCGCCTGATGGCGTGTGCATCGGTAATGCTTTGACAACATTCGTGGGAATCTCGCCACAAGGCGAAAGAACGCCGTCGCAATGCGTCGAGAGCAGCCACAACCTGGACGGGCTTGTTGTGAAGTGAGAGCCGATAACACTCTCATCCAACCGCTTCCTCGCCTCCATATTGATTATTTCAGCCCTAGTATCCGGGATGTTCGCGAAATCGACAGAAGCTCTTGCGATGTCGTCGAATGTGATTTTGATCCTCTTCGCAGGGATCACTTTGGGATGTTGCGCTACTTCGGGTGATTTGCCCGAGAACATCTCGCGCAACTCTTCGAGTTTCATTTGCCGTCGCGCCCGTGCTGAAGCCCTTTGTTGTACCAACCGGCACCCTCAGCCGAAGCCCATCCGCCGCACTTTGTACACTTGTATCTGTTTGCGCGAATGGAAGTGTCTTTCAAGAATTCGTGCGGACCTTCGCAGCTGTCCAATGTTAGTTGATTGGCTTTCACCTCTTCCCAAATCTTCATCACTTCTGATTTCGGAATGCCGCTGATCTTCGACAAGGCTTCAGCCCCGTCGAACGACTTTTCGCCGCTCATTCTTTCATCACCTTCCTGCCCGCGCGGCGGGCACCCCTGCGATCCCGTTCACTCTTGAACTTTGGTTTGTGTGACGGAAGAGCTGAGCTTAAAATCGCGGGCACATCCAAATCTCTCTCGTCGTCTTCATCATCCAGAACTACTGAGCTTTCGGCCTTCCCGTGATAGATTTCGCCAGCGTCAATTTCCATGATGCTGCGCTCTCCATACCTCGACATCAGCGCATTCAGATCGCCCAACTCTTTCGTGATCATTTTCTTGAGCTGTAGGTTGGTGAGGTCCGCAACAACCACTCCTGCCATAATCTCTTTGCGTTTCGGCTGGCGATGGATCAAGCCGCAATCCTGGCCGACTGAGATCAACTTGTCATAGATGTCACTGCGCGCTCGAACCGCTCCTACGAGGGCCGTGTATTGCTTCGTAGTCTTGAATTCCTTGATCATGTCGGTGAGATCTTTGACGTTCTCCGACTGTTTCAAAAGATAGTCGATGTACACGTGTTCGATAGGCCGCGTGCGTATCTCGTCGGCCTTCGTGTCAAACATCGATGTCTTCAGCGCCACGTAATCATCGGCGCTGATTCCCATCTCCTCGATGATCTCTGCGTCTTTCGCCCCTTCAGCCAGCCGCCCATAGATTCGGGTGATGGCTTCCATCATTTCTGATTTGGTCAATTTCAACATGATTGTATCGTACCCGAACGACGCACGAGGGGTTAGCCGTTGGCCGCCTTCTCCAACTCATTTTTCACCATAGCATCACGTATTTTCAACGCGTTGGTGAGATTTTCGAGAGCAAGGCGAACATTGGCGGCGGCCAAACCTACGTATTCGTTCAGTTTCTCCTCGCTATTCATCGAAGCTTGAAGCCGAGGAAGTGGAATGAATGGTAAGGGTTCTGTTGTTGTGCGATCTACCACGTGAAATTCAATTTTCCTATCGCCTTGCTCGTCTCTTTCCCATTTCTCGTCGATGAGTTCGTTGACGATCGTTGCCAGCGCTTCCAAATCACCATCCACAACATCATTGGTCTTGTCTTTCAAGAAATTTGTGATATCAGTATTGATCCGCCGCATTGCCACCTCCGGTCTGCTCTGCGCTTTATTTTGAAAAGCGGTGGTGGACGATGACTCAAGGCAATTTCGATATTCTCTTTACACCTCTGGTGCGCAACTCTTCAACAACGGTGCCAATGATGCAATTGCATTTTCCTGACTTCGTCTTTCGAGGGCATCCAGCGCGATGACGTCCATGGCGCATCAATGCATCCAACGTCTCACTCCAACATTCAACGAGCACACCATTTCGCTTTACAGCCTTGGCTAGGCGTCCCTTCAACAAATCCATATCACGCTGGTGGCCGTCCCAATCCTTCGACGCCTGTGTGGTGACGGTTGATGACATTCTTTTGATATCCAAGGCCATCCTCCAATAATACTTCCAATCGTTGCCAATATCTATCCAAAAGCAACGAGTGTCAATATTGTGTAGGTGTACTTGCACAGGGGTTCCGCACTACGTGCCAGTAACGTCATCCTCGTGACTCATGGATTGTGAGTCGCGTAGCCCTTTTTCAACAGCGTCCAATTTGTCTTTGATTCGCTTCGCGCGGCGCCCCTTCAACCTCGGGAGCCAAACGCCACGAAGCTCTGTGATGAAGGCGAGCATACGGCGTTCAATCGCCGAGATATTTCTACAGGCCCTTTCCATTAGCGCCACAACAACCATCTGGTTTTCCGTATCCTCTCGTTGTGAATCTTGCGGCAGCGAGACAGCGCCCACCTCGTAACCTCTGTTTCCAATTCAACACCCCTCTTCCCTCTTAGCCTATTCATTTTCTTCATCAACGCACCTTTGCAATCGGAACAAAGACCCAGAACAGGCCCGCCGATATCGTGCATGTCAACCATCGAACGAGCGCGGCGGCCACAAATATTGCACTTCATGTTTTTCGCCTCGTTTCCCTGAATGCCTCGAATGTCTTTTCTGCATCTCGTTCGCGCTCGATGGCCTCTTGGACAACGCGGTGCATCAATGCCCCAAGGCGCTTCGCGTCTTCGAGCTTCACGCCCAATTTGCGCAACATGTACTTCGCAGTGGGCAATGAAATCTCGATGTTGTCGTATTTGACTTCCATCAAATCAACCTTGGCCAAAATTTCTGCACATACTCTTCAATCTCTTCCAAAGTCGGATGACGTTTAACGGCGCCTGAAGGGCCGATGTCGTTGGGCGAAGGATCGATGAAATCACGAAGCACCCGACGGTTACGAGGATGGCGCAATTTACGCAACGCCTTTTCGTAAATCGCATGCGCATAGGCCGGGTGCATATCCAGAGCTTCGCCGATCTTCCTAAAAGTCATCAAACCCGAACTTTCATTGTGCTTTGGTTCTGTTTGATACTCGGCGCCCCCGATCATATGCCACCAATCTGTGTCCGCGTATCCATCTCTAGGGCGAGCGACGAAGGCGACGAGTGTCACCCACTTTTCTACAGGCCATTCCAACTCAACACCAGCGTTTCGCATCGTTGTGAATACATCGACACCAAGAGCTTCTGGGCAAACCGAGGCCATTCGCCGTTTGTTTCGTTCTCTGAACCATTCCAGCGTATATGCGACCAATTCCCGAAGATGCTTACGCGCCCGGGGTTGCCAATACAAGAGACAACGCGATTGCTTCCGTGTCATCTTCGGGTTTCGCGCCAACATTCGTTCGCCGAACGCTTCGAGGTTGAAACGATAGAATACAGCGTGAACTGGCCCTCTGAATACCTCGTTGAACAGAGGCACCCCCGATGGGCAACCGCGTTTGTGATCGAAGTTGGGACAGCCTCCAGGGCGCCCGGGGTACGGCATCCGACAAGCGCCCTGGAATTTGCGCGACACAATTGGTTCAACCCGTACGATGTGGCGACTCATTGGACCAACTGTTTCTCGACGGTCATCTTGTCATTCAACAAAATCGCCACCTCGCGATATGCTGGAACATTCGGTCGCACAACGTCTGGGTCTTTGATGTCGATGTGCCCGTGCTGATAGCTATACACATCAACGTTGGCATGCGTGAAAGGGTGGTGGATTCCTCGAAACTTCCCGTGGCTGCGCGCCATATCCACGATGTCACCAGGGATACAATGGGTGGCACCCCAAAGAACATCTATCTCCATCACCGTCGAATGAAAAAGCATGATGCATCCGAGGTCATAGTGCACGGTGACCACTGAATTCTTCACAGTCACCCTAATGATCTTTCCAAGGGTGTACTGGGACGCCAGACCCATCACTGCCAACTCATTAGAGCTGTCCGAAATCCGCTCTGCAAGCGTTCCGTCTGGGATGCGAATGATGTGGTGACCGGGGCGCGTGTAGTCGCCTTTCAACTGCATTGGGTTGAGCGTTCTGATCGTATGTATAGCAGCCGCGAGTTGATCTTCACTCGGCTCTTCGACGCCTTGTGCTTTCAAATAGGTCTTCGCGACATCCACCAAGTGCGTTATGTTTGTAATCGGTATGTTCACGGCCGGTTCTCCTTTCTGCGTTGGTTTCAAGCTTCCTCAGAAACAAGTCGATTCAACTCAAGTCGAGCACGAGAACGGGCGATCCCGTGCGCAAGTTTGGTGTCACGGGTTTGCGCCCTTTTGCTTCGATTGTTTCTGTAGGTTTCCCGAGGGAATTTGTCGTGCCCAGGGCAACACCAGCTGTCTTTTCTTTTGACGCCGTATGGTTTCATGACTAGTTCTCCTTCGACGTTTGACAGCGGCCTAGAAATTCCAAGCCGCTTTGTTCCCGTACCCTATTTGCTCGCCTTCGACGAGATACAGCACGTCAACCTCATCGAATTCCGGTTTCTCACCTTCCACTTCTGATTTCAAAGTGGCGCCCGCGATTTCAGACTTCAACGGATAATTGGGTTGGTACTGCATCACAACTTCAACGTCGTCTTCGAGGTCTTCTAGGATTGCTTTCAATTCGCCTACTGTCATGGCCGGTTCTCCTTCTGTGTTTAGGTGTTAATGAACAACGGTGACTCCATTTGATTCAAGAACAAACCACCTAACTTTCTCACGAATTTGCTCTATCGCTTTTTGAACACCCTCTTCTTTTCTTCTTTGTTCTGTGATAGATGCCACTCGTTCATCATCCACGCCGTACCATTCTGTCACGCCCCAGTCCCACACCTGCGCCGATGGCTCTGCGTTGCAAACCTGGTTGTGCGTTGACCAATATCGTGTCGCGGCGTCTTCATGGCTGTAGTACGGCCCAGACATCAGATACAAATCACCACACGGGTCAATGGCGCCTACATAATAGCCCTCGTACGGGCATCCATACGGATCAGCCTTGACGTTTTCTGTATGGTGTCTGACTTTCATCCCAAATCCACCAGTCTGAATTCGCCACCAAATTGGAACGTCGGGAGATCACCTTCAACATCAGCGTCGGCAGGCGCCACCACCAAAGCAGCAACTTCGCTTGTGGTGTGAGAATAACTCGTGCCTTCTGCGGTTATTCTTGAAACATATCTCGTTCCAGCAGGAAGAATGACTTTTTTGCCGATGTCTTCTTCTTTGACGTCGATGTTTTTCATGGCCGGTTCTCCTTCAACGTATAAATAGATTGTAACTCCAATTGAATTGGAAGTCAAGCAAAATCGACCCAACAACCAAAATATTTTACCGAACAATTCACACTCGCCTCTTGTTAAACATGATTTTTGCTAATTTTATGAATTCTTCCAACAAATCCAGCATATCTTCCGTACAATTTTCGAAAGAAACTGCGCTTCCACTATCTTCATCGCAAAAGTGTACGAAAAACGCGCCTTCTTCACAGTACAATGTGCATTCGATTTGGTCGATTTTGAAATCCACCTTTCCCGTTGTAAGGCCGCTTGGTTTGTGTTGTTTCTTTTTGTTTCCCACGTCAAATCTCCAATTGGATGTTTCAGTTGAATCACTCGGATTCTGGTGGAAGCGCTTGCTTAATTCCCAGGATATCCAACACAAGCTGGATGAATTTCTTGCCGTCTGACTTCCCGTTCTTCAAGTCGTCCAACACTACGGCCATTATTGGCTCTATCTTCTCTTTGTCGTTCGATAGCTCCAACAGCAACTCAGCAATGACCATATCCTTCGGCGCTACGCCCGGGGCATTCGAGACAATGGCTGCCGCGAAGAACAACCCGAATTTCACCCCATATTTCAACGCAATCCTCTCTGACTCTTTGTCTCCGAGATCAACCATGGTCTTTTTCTCCTTTGTGTATTGAATTTATGAGCTCTTCGAATTGATCAATCGCTCTGTTGTTCGTTCTGTTGCTGTTCGAGGTCTACGCATTCGCCGCAGATGCCGTTGGTCTCACAGCACGAAGCGCAGAATCCATAGTGACACTGCTCACACACGACTTCCGTTTCATTGTCAATGGTGTCAGCGCACTCCGCACATATGTGATAGACTGTATTTGCCATTGCTTTCTCCTTGGTGACTCAATTGGTCAAGTAGTTTTGACAAAAACCATAGTACGCGAACGGGGTGCAGATCAAGGAGGTGATGACGACGATCGCTAAAACAACCAACACGGCACCGATGAGCATCAAAACAACCATCTTTCGCCTGTCCCTTCGAAATTGGCGAGCGGTCAACCATGGCACGAACTGGCGACCAGCGGGATTGGCTTTGATTCGCACCAGCCCGCTCGCCGCCTCGTTCTTTCGCGCGGCGCGAAGCGACGCTGACTCACTTACGCGAAGAATCGACCAACACCCATGCGCGGGCGATGGCAGCGAGCAATTCCCGATGGTTCAGGCGCGCCTCTTCGCTGTCGGCCGAAGAACGCAACATCTCAGAGTATGACCGAAGCACCTGGCGTGTGTTGTTGATGCGATGGATTGTGGCGCCGGTGGCCGAGCGCTGGAGCCTCACGTCCATCAAGCCCGCCTCGATCAGCGCAGCCCTCTGTTCCGGCTCCAGCACAACCACCTCGTCGTCACAACCCTCCAACGCCATCAGCTAGTTGGTGCTCCGCGCGCACCAACTCCTCCACCGCCACCCTCGTGAACAACTCGCCCTCGCGCGGCAACTTCTCGCGCTCACGGAACTGCGCCATTGCGGCGTTGGAGCGTGGGCCAATGTCCCCGTCGACAGCCCCGGGATAATACCCGAGACGGCCTAACAGGCATTGGACACGACGGCTCATCCAATCCCCACCCCACAGCCAATCGAGGTGTGCCCGTACACTCCAATCCATGTCCGCACACCGAGGATAGTAGCCCGATTGGAGCTCAGCAATGGTCGTTCGGACCTGACAATGGGGAACGTCACGGAATCTCCAACGCCCACCCCACTCAAACTCCAATCCATCACCATCCACCCCATCACCCCGGGCCTTCTCGTCCAGGTATCTCGAAGCCTTCTCCAATGCCGCCTCCAATCGATACCAAGGACACCCCGCCGGGTTCTTCTTATCAGGCTCAGGCCAATAAACCTCAGAATCACTCCCGGGCTTATACGGCGCCAGGTCCAACGCCAATCCATAATTGTGCATCGACTGCCCGCCCTTCGCCTTCGTCACAACATTTCCCGAAGTCGTACGCCCCTGGGCATATAGGGCGTCTTGCTCCGAAAATGTTCGCAGTCCGCTGTACACCTTAAAGTACACATCTTCGGCTGCGAGTTCATCGAGAGCAAGTGTGACCACCTCGACGAGGGCTGGATGGACCTTCGTCTTGTCCACTTTACTGGACCACTGTTTCGGTATTGGTTTCTTGTTCATTGGTTTTTCTCCTTTCACGCAAATCTTTTTCTCGATTTCTGGTGTGGGTGTGAATGGTGTAAATGGCGGGGATGTCGGTCCATTGGTAAACGGTCTCGGGTCATGGGCGTTGAACCATTTCGTGAGTGCTTCGATGGATGTGATTGCGGCTCTGATGGTAGCGGTGGCGGCCTCGGGGTCTGAGAATGTGAGGGTGATGGGGTTCGGGGGTGTGGAGGTGGCGGGGTTGGTTGGTTCTTCGGTGGCAGGGTTGGTTGGTGCTCCAACGCTTGGATTGGTTGACGTTCCAACGCTTGGATTGGTTGACGTTCCAACGCTTGCACTATTGGCTGATTGGTTATTGGTGTTTTTGGCGAAATTGTTGTGCGGTGTGGGCGTGCCAGCCATGGCAGTGCGACCACCACACCCCTCGGTTTCGCTGCCAGTGGGGGTGGGGCCACACACGTTCCAACGCTCATCCACAGGCCTAGCGGCCAATCGACGCCCCAATGCTATCAACCAACGCAGAAACGCGGATGCTACATGCGCCATTCTCTTCACCACAACAACCTTTCCCATCACCAAGCCCTCCAACCATCAGCCACTTGTACGGGGATGTACTCTACTACGTAGTAGAGCCGGTGGCCTAGCGGTCACGATGGCTCTCCAATTGGAGTTGGCTCAGCAATAAGAATCTAGATCTAGATTCGATCCGGCCGTATGCGCTGGCGCATCACTTCGACGTTACAACGTTCGTTGTAAACCAATACACGCCCCAATACGCCGTACGAACGATTGGAGCATTGGAGCACTATGGATTGGTGATTGGAGCATACGCCGATTGGCTGGATGTGTGGTTGGCGCGTTACTTGTATTGGTTTTTCGATTGGTGATGTGGTGTGGCACATGTGTGCGGGACGCCACAACGCTCACACGCTCCCTACAACACACGTTCTCTTCCTCAACTTCCAATTCCCTTTTCTCCTGTCCCTACTTCTCCTCTACTCCTACGTATACGTTCTACTCCTATCGTCGTTCTACTTCGTATTGTATTATATGGGTTATTCGTTCTTCTCCTTACGGGGCTTTCTCCCTCCTTCTCTCGTTCCTTTCTTCCCTCTGCCCCTATAGGTCTGGAGGGGTCGGAAGCCCATTCAATTCCTCTTCTATTCACACGTCATCCTTTAGGCCTCGGGATGGTCTTAACGGGGATGGGTGGGTGTTTTGGTATTGGTGATTGGTTTCGATTGGTATGGCGTCCTTCCAATCATCTATGCTTCTTTTCACACGTTAGGTGGTTTCGTCTCTTCGCGGTGTGGGGTGGTTGGGATTGGTGTCGATTGGATGGATATTGGATATGGCCGATATACCATAAGGTTGTGTCTAGGTGGATTGTAATAATGGTAGGTTGTACTAATTGGTGTATTATGTGGGTGGTTACGTGGGTGGTAATGCGGCTATGTTATTTGGCGTTCTCGGGATTGGTTGGAGTGTATTCTTGCCACGTTCTGGGGTCTTTCGTTCCGCCGTTCAATACACACTCGTCGCAATCCCCTTCAACGCTAGCGTCGCAATACTCGCAGTTCAACCCTCCTCCATATCCTTCGCCCTCTTCGTATTCGAGGCATGGGATGCCCGTCTCACGCTCCAATTCTGACCTTGTCTTAGTGGTCATGGTTTGGAGTGCTTCCCCTTCTTGGATTTCTTTGGCTTGAGCTTAGACGGGCCACCGCTCGATTCCGAGAGTTGAACCCCTTCGATGAATCCCATTTCCATCAGCGCCAGCGCAACGTCTTCCACCTCTTCCAATGATACGAATTTCGCCCAATTCTTCCTATTGGAGTTTTCTGTGATCTCTTGCAATTGGCTGTAGTCGATTTGCCAACCTTCTTCATTCGGAGCATTGAGGAGCAATTTCTGTGTCTTCGGTTTCACTTCTTCGACGATTCCCTTTCCAATTTGTTTCCCCAGCCCATAGGCCGCCCCGGTGTCGATTGCGTGTTGGATTTCTCTCGCGATCGCCCCGAATTCAATCTTCACCTCTTCCATCGTTCGTTCTCTCTTTCTTTCACACGTTTCTTTCGCAATATTTCCACCTAAGAATCGATGGCGCTCTACTCCCTTATCTTCTCCCCTACCTAACCATGCTCTCGTCAGGCGGAACAGCAATAATCGAATCAACAACCATGAACCTGTCCCCTCGGTCGTCTACCCATTCTCCGAGGATGTGGCGGTTGATGGTGGGGTTTAACCTCATCTGCGTTTCCCAACGGATTGTCCCATAGTTCTTCGCGTTCTTCAATCTTCGAGCGATGAAAACTTGGAGTTTTTCCAATTTGACTGTTTCTGGAACTTCGAGGGTTGCTGGAGTGATTCGCGTAGCGTGTCCCTCTTCCACCAATTCATCAAAGCGCTTCTCCGACAATTCCATCCACGTGACGCAATTGGTCACGCGGTCGCTGTCTTCGATTTTTGCGGCCGCTGCTCCAAACACCACAGGGACATCATCGGGGCATCCGCCCTCCAATCCAATAAACGTCATCTTCATCGCGCTGTCCCTTCTCTGTCTGTACAATTTGGACAATAATCGTGGCCGTGCGAATCCTTACTCCAACCGCTATTTTTCAGCACCTTTCTGGCTTTTCGCACATTTTTGGTGTTTACTCTTTCCCAATGACAGCAATTATCGCACCAAATCACGACCTCTTTTGTGAAAGTCATCGCTTCTTTTGGTCTACTTTCCCCCAAATATGGGTGCCACATTCGCTGTATTTGTTCTTCAAAGCCACGTTTTCATCAAAATACCGTTTACAAGCCTCGAACCCTTCTGGGATGAGCTTTGCGTATGCTTTTCTGTGGTCCCCGTTCAAGATGTAAAAGTGTTCCATCTGTCCGACCACCAGCGCCGTCGTATCGCTGCCATATTCAGCAACGTCACGGGAGTTGTAACTGACATAAAAGCCATCTCCCTCCTCGACATCATTTGGAATGAATATCGGAAAGCCTTCAATTGTCTCCATGTGACCGGACATCAAAACACCCTTTCATTTCGGGAAATCAACTACAGGATAGGGCCAAATCAGGATGGCCGTTGCCCAAGCGATGATTTCCCGACCATTCTCCAATACATGAGCATCGCCCGGGTACTCTTTTTGGCCCATCGTAGGATCTAGAAACCGCTCCCCGTCCCAAACAACGTAATGGAGCAAGCCAATATGGTTCAACGATGGTACTGTGAGGATGGCTGGAATGGCCGCCGAAGGCCATATGGTAGAGGAAATGGCTGGAATGTTATGCTTCATCAAGAAATCCACCATTTGTGCGTCGTTGAGACCGTAGGAAACATCCCCAACCTCTTCCATCACCTCTTCCAACGTCATCCCCGTAACCATAGCGAGGCACGCCGGACCACATTGCCCAACCTTTTTCTGTTTCACCAATCTCATCTTCATGTCCTTTGGCGTTCGGTCATAGGGTTGGATGTCGACAGAACCTTTTTTCACACCACGCAACAGTATTGTTTTCCAACCGAACGTATCCAACCAACTGTGAATTGCTGTCACTTCCAGTTCCATCTCTTTCAGCGCACTACGTAACAGGAAATCTTCGCCGTACGCCTCCAATGACTCTCTGGTAATCTGCGCTAGATACAACTCTCGTCTCGGGATGTTTTGGATCTTGTTTTCGTCCAATTCGAGCAAGTCCGAGAATGCTTTGAATTTTCCCGAAGACACCATTTCATCGGCATCTTTTTCTGACACCGCTCTTTCGGTTTTGCACCTAAACAACACGCCTGGCTTGGAACCGTCGCCTACCCACATCAGAGCGTGCCCTATTTGGAATCCAGACTTGGTGTCTGTGGACGAATCGATCCCTATGAATTTGATCACCACTCCCTCTCTTTCAACTCGTTTATCAGTCCTCGATCCACACGTTCCCTATTTCCTCGAAATAATCATCCCCGTTGATATTTCCTGTGTGCCTAGGTTTCAATTCATCAATTTGTTCTGGAGTGAGTTCTATGGTGATTTGCCTTCGACGAAATGGAACGCATTCGTTCTGGTGGAACAGAGCAATATCGGTGCCAATCTTGTCAACCATCATCACTTGAAGTTTCAATGCTTCTTCCCTCGTTTCACCAATCTCATCTTGATCACCTCACCCTTGATCAACTACAGGTGTCACCCTTGATAGATCATACCCGGCTGAGAACCCTTCGAGCAGAACCAACCACTGCCCTGCGTAGGCTTCCCATGGCTCGGATTTGGTCGTTGTTTTGATTGTGGTGTCGTCGTCCATTCTGACTTCAACCGTTGTCCCCGGTGCCATCTTTTTCAACGCTGAGACTCGTTCTGATTCACAGCCCAAATACCCTTTGGACCACTTGTCGTCAGGTGACTTTCGAAAATAGAGTGTTGACTTGGATTCCTTTCCAGCGGCCACCAATGTTGTCATCATCTGCGCCTTACACACCACGCAATGCATCCAAGGTTCGCCTTCTCGATGTTTCCATTTGTGAAAATCCATGAAAGCCATGCAGCGCCCTGCTGTGCGACTTTCTCTGCCATTCACGATGTATGTGGTTTTCCAACTAACATTCGGCCACCGTCCACCATACGATATTGTCTGGCGCCGAATTCCGCATCTTTTGCATATGGAAACAGTACGTCTGAATTCGTGTTCTATTGGTTCCCATATGTGTTTTTTGGTTGTAGTCATTTCTTCCCTTTCTTCGTCTTCACCTTCGGGGCGCTGTACAATTTCTCCACAAACGCGCCGTCTTCGAGCTTCATCGTTGATACCAATCGGCCATTGATAGTTAGCCCAATCTCTTCGCCTCGTTCGAGAGCCTTTTCTGCCTCTTCATTCTTCGTGTCATCCCCAATGACCACGTTCCCTTCGCGGTCTCGGTCCATCAATATGCCTTGCGTCCAAAGCATAAATCCTTGTCGCTTAACGATGATCATCGTTGTTTCTCCGAAATTGCAATTTGTTGGATATTGACTCAGCGATTGCTTTGGCTAATGGTGGCGGAACGGCATTTCCTACCTGGCGGCCGGCGGCGGTCTTCGAGCCTCCGAAAACCCAATCATCTGGAAATCCTTGTATCCTGGCTGCCTCTCGAACCGTCAATTGCCGAGGTAGCGAATAGTGGATTGGTGGATGGAACCCAGCTAGGTGCTTTCCGCTCGGGCCGAGACTCCCGCCCGCTCGGATTGTCGGGCTGACATCATCCTTGTCCAAGCGTTGGCGCCGGTATTCATAATCCAATTCACCTGGTTTCAGTTTCCTCCACCTCTCGACCACTCTGTCAGCGTGCTTAGGTGGACAATGATTGGGCAAATCATACAAGCCAGCGATATCCCCTATGGCCTCTTCCACGGTAACCAATTGAGACGACATAGGCAGCGGCAACGAAAGTCGCGCCCCTCGGCAACCCAACATGATTATGCGTTTTCTTCGTTGTGGAACGCCAAAATCAGCGGCATCCAATATTCCGTATTCAAGACAATACCCGATGGACTGGAATGCTTCAACCATTTCTTCGAGTTGGTGCACGTTTCTTTTGCTTGCCATCCCTGGAACATTCTCGACCACGATGAACGTTGGCAGAAGTAAATTCACAACACGAAAATACTGTTTCCACAACTTGTTGCGCGCGTCGTTCGGGTCGCTCTTCCCCGCCACGCTGAATCCCTGGCACGGCGGCCCGCCGATTACGCCGTCAACGCCAATGTATTTGCGAATGTCATCGGAATCCAACCAAGCTTCAACGCTTCCCTCGAAAACATCCCAATTCGGCCTATTCAATCGAAGCGTTTTACAAGCCTCGGGGTCGTTATCCACGCATTTCAACGTCTTGAATCCGGCCTGTTCAAAACCTAGATCCAACCCGCCACCCCCGCTGAACAACGACACTATTTCCATCACCCCTCTCCTTTCGCCTTGTGTCTTTTTGTGATGACGCTGATGAAAGGTCGCAGCGATACACAACTCAGTATCCCGCACCCATCCCACTCTTCCCCTGTCGTGAGATCTTCGTAGCTTGCCGAAATGGTAAGTGTCGAAGAGATTGTGATCTCAAAGTCCACTTGACAGCAGTGCCACTCGAATTGTATTCCATCATTCGACGGAACAATTGACGGCAAAGGCGTCCCCAAATCCAATATCTCTTCAATCACATCCGCTGCTTTTATGATCACATCAGCGCCTATTTTGCAATCAAATGACTTGTTCCAATCTTCGTGAATCTGCTGAAGAACAAAAATAGCATTGGACAGCAACGCCTTCTGATCATTCGGTTGCAAAACACCAGAAGCAACAAAATTCTCCATTGCTGGGAGAAGTGATTTGACTTGTTCCTGGTTGAGATGCATACGGGCCATGCACTCGCCTCTGAGGTGCGTGCCTTCGTTACACCCAAGCCAAATGTGCGGGGCGCCTGCGGATGAAGACATCTGTATTGAACACAATTCCCCGTTGGCATCTCTGAATTCAGCCCTTTTTAGCCCTCGGCCGGCATCTTTGAATTCCAATTTTGTCATGCCGAATCTCTCACAATCAGAACGGGTTCCAAAGTGCGCCGTACAGGAGCGCTTATCAACTTTTCGCTCGGGTCAGAGGCCAGATGATATGCCACCTCTGCCAATTCAACGAGAGGTTGGCGAACGGTAGTCAAGGCCGGTGTGGCAAATGGCGACGTAGCCAAATCGTCGAACCCTACGAGCGCAATTTCATCCGGTATTTTAATGCCGTTGTCTTGTGCCGTTCTCAACATCCCCGTTGCGCAATCATCTCCAGCGGCCGAGAATATGGCATCCACGCCCATTCTTTCTGACAAAATTTGTGACAATGCCCGCTGTCCATCGCCATACGAGTAGTCAATGACCTCGATGATGTGGCTGGGTTCGAGACTCAGCCCGTTGCGCTTCAACGCATCCTCGAAGCCTTGTACGCGTTGAATTGCGTTGAATCCCCCATTCCTCTTTCGGTCACCACAAACGACAGCAAAACGTTTTCTGCCTGTCTTTGCGAAGTGTTCACCGACCATGAACCCGCCCCGATAGTTGTCGACGGCAACTGAAGACGCCCCTTCCATCAGTTCATCCACGAGTATAACAGATATCCCCTCGGCGCGAAGCTCAGCAAGGACTTCTTCATCAGGCTTCATCGAGATGCAAATCACCCCGATCTTCCGTCGAGAATTCAGCAATGCGCGAAATCGATTGCATTCAATCTCGTGTTTCCCCCGGGTGTAATGCGTAGTCAACGATTGGCCATTAACGACCTTTTCATTCAACGTTGACAAAATCGCCCTCGGAAAAGCAAACACAAATCCCCCAGACAACACAGCAAGATCTCTCATGTGATTTCTCCGAATCGTGTTTCTATTTGGTTAATCGTTCCTTTACGCGCACCAAAAATGATATCAACGCATCCAAGTCGCCAGGCGTGTAGCGGCTGGTGATGGTGTAGTCGGGTTTGTTGTTTGGACGAATCACAATGCGCAATTGGTCGTTGTCCGTCGTCACCGCCCATCGATCTAACGCCACGTTTGTATGAGCCATTTCAGACATACGTCACCTCTTGTTTGAAGCACTTTCCAATGCTCGAAATAGTGAATTCAAGACATCCATCTTCAACTCGCTGCTTCGCTCTTTCAACTCGTTGAATTTCTTCTCAATGCCACTCCATCTCATTCTCTTTTTGTAAACTGCGATGTGATCGGGCGTTGCAGGGATAATATAGGTGGAAAATACAGTGCCGCGTTCGGCAGGGTATTCTTCCCCGATGTGCGAGTATTTCGAACCGTCGGATAGAACAACGTACCTCTTCAGCGACTTGGCTACTTTTCTGATTACGAAATCACGGCGGTGGAACTTCACAACAACATCGCCTACCTCGAATTTTTTGGAAGCTCGTTGATCGTCTGTTTTCACGCTTCACCTCGTGCGAGTTTGGTTCCTAAGTGGCAGCGATTGTATATCTGCTATTCGTGATCGACCACGATGCACTCGCCCAACAGCGCCTCAATTTCGCGCAGCCGAGACAAACAACGCTTCCCCTCGGCCAACAGCTTCTCGCGCTGTTCGTCGCCAGGGTACGACCCAACACGCCGAACAGTTTCTGGATAAGCAGCCATCAGTTCCTCGGCCTTGCGAGCTGGGATGTCCCGAAGCTCAACTACAGTGCCGTCATCTGGCTGGACGGCTGGCCACTTAACAGAGCCGCCGCTGTCCGGGAAACCGCCCTTTACCAACACGACGTTGTCAGAGAAGATCACAGGCCGATCGCGGTGCGACCTGGTGACGAGCGTGATGCCGTCGATGCACAACGACTCCCATCCAGCGTTTCCGGTTGCCTCGACGCCTTCACCGCGAAGCTCGATGCGTACGCTTACACCAGGTTCATTCGCGTCCGAGCCGTCGGTGCCATAGACGTTTTTGCACATATCGCGCACCCAATCTTCGTCACGCTCGTCGAACACCCAAGCCTTCTTCGATGAGTTCCATTTCCCGCGAGTGCGCGCGTGTTTCACGAAATTTGGGTTGTACGGGGAATTGACAATCAACTTACCGTTGGATTTTTCGATTCGTACTGTCATGGCCGGTTCCTTCGTTCGTTTCGTTATATTATGATTCTAGCTCCAATTGAATTGGAAGTCGACCAAAATCGACGTACAGAGGTGCTTTTTTTTGGATTGAAAGTACCTTTTCAAAGCGCCCTCTTTACGCCTGCGTAACGATACAACAAATTGATTATTCTCCTCAGCGTTGCTCTGAACTCTTTCTCCTCTTCTTCAGTGTGCTCAACGTCTTGGTCAATCACTTCAAACCCCTCGGCGTTGTCATAATGCGCCTCTAAATCAGCGGCACATAGATGCCAAGCGAATCTGCGAATTTCTGCTTTGTTCATCGACTTCCCCTTCATGGACGTGTCCATTTGGATTTGGCTTGGCGATGACGTTTGGATTGTTCGGTAGTCAACGAGTTAGGCTTCATTTTTGCCAACGTACGTTCAATCAAATTCAACAATTGGACCATATCGCCTGCTTTGTAGAGGGATGACTTGGCGGAACGGTTTTCACCACCCGCTCTGAATTCCAACCTGGCAATCCTCGAATCCGTCAACACCTTCCACGTGTCCCCGGCTATCATCATCTCAGCATCCCAAATTTCGCCAATCAACGCATCAACCTTCATCTTAAATTTGATTTTGCAAGATTTCTTCGGCGATTTGATTCCAATCCCCTGCCTTTTTATCGATGCCAACCAAGCTCTATTGAACTCCTCGAAGCCTTCTTTCTCTTTTGGTGTTAGGTTGAAAACATCCTTTATCGACCTATATCGTTCTATTGCCAAGAAGAAATCAATTGGCGCTATTCTATCCAGAACAAAAGTGACGCCAGCGCAGCCCTCTTCCCCATTCCACGAATGCATCACTTTCCCTATTCTAGATTCAATCTTTTCTCTCCAATCATCAAACACCATTTTTGCTCGTGGTTTTTTACCATACATAGTGATGGTCAGACTAGCACCGCAAATCACAATTCCAACCCACGCTTCCAGCCTCATGCCCTCTATCGTTACACCAGTGTGCTGGCAGATGGAATTAGGCGGGAAATCAGCCTGCTCCAGCGCTTTGATGTGTTTTTCCAGAATATCGATCCAGGCCATTTTCGTTCCTTTCATCCAACGCATCGAGCTTCGCGGCGTTTCCTGTTCGTGTGTCGACATCCAGGATATTGGCACTTTCGACCATATGGGTAATCACGACACATCTTTGGTCTAATCTTGTAAATGCCGCAATCTTTCCCATCAAAGTGTACACACGTGTACCAATGGCACGGGGAATCTAGTTTCTTCCCGGCCGGTGTTGTGTTTCTTTCCCCGATGTATCGAAGCATCGGAGCAATCAGCCAAATCTCTTCAACGATACGGTGTCCAAGGCGGTCTTCTCCTTGATCCCCATTCAATTCACACGCCTGCCAAGCGCGATAGTTCTCAGCAATTTCATCAGGAGAATACGGAATTGTAAAACGTCGACAACAATCACCATTACAACAATTGCGCCGCGCCATCACTTCTCGCCTAGCACCGATTCTTTGAACGGCTTCAGCGTGATGCGTTTGGTCTCAATCGCGGTTTGAAGTATTTTTTGCACGACCAATTGTGCATTCGGTTCAAGCTTTGATTGGCTCAGCGTGAAAAGATCTTCCTCGCTCAAAACCACCTTATAATGGAGATTTTCCACCCTGTCTTTCTTCTGCTTTGGTTCTATCATGGCCGGTTCTCCTCGTTTGTGTCGGCGATCCGCTTATCCAACGTGCTGGCGTGAGACCTTATAAACATCAAAGTTTCCACGGATCACCGACTTACCCGCCGAATTGCGGGCAACATCAAACTGCTAATCCAATCCATACAACGACGGCAACCATCACCACCAAAATCAACATCACAATCTTAGCCTCGGCCACCGTCATAGCTTCGAGCTTGCGCTGCTCCAACTCCTCGTCTTGCTGCGCATAGTACAACACGTGCTTTTTCATCCCAACCCTCCATGTTCTTGTGCCTACTAGCACCATGATAACTCTATTGGTAATTCACCAATTCAAGCTGAGCGCTTTGCGCACCAGGCCTTTAATGCAGCATCGCGATGCGCTTCCCAAAGTTCCTTTCGCTCCAATTGCTGTTTCACACGCAACTCTTCGGCAGCCATAGACGCTATCCGTTCAAACAAATCAAAAATTGTTACGCCAGGCAAAGGTTCTGGCCCAAATTGGGCTTCAAACCAGACCAAAAACTTTGAATCAACGTTGTCTTTCGATGTCGTATTCATTCCAAATTGGCCATCGAATCTCTTCAACGCTTCTTCTCTGTTCCGAGGTCGTCTGTGATTATTCATTTTGGCATCCTTTTCTTCTTGGCTGCCCAGCCAGCAGTTGCCAACACAGAATCAGCAAGCATCCTGGACGCCCCACCCGTAGTTAGGGCGCCTTTGGAAACCCAATTCCTCAACTCATCAATTGTCATCGTTAACGGCGCTTCAATTGTCATCGTTAACGGCGCTTCACCATTCACTTCCGGCGGTTGCGTCTCGTGCATGAAATCACCATTGGAATCGAAAAAACCAATCGTACAAGGGATATCTCGTTCATAGCATTCTGCTTTGTATACACCAAATGGGTGCATCTTAGTCACCTTCCCTATTATCATGGACAATACGCGTAGGCTTCGACCAGAAAGATGTTTCGGGATGTGGTTCACGATATCACACTGTTGCAACTCGCGCTGTCTCCCAATGCTTTTCCCGTCCTCCAATACATCAAACTCAACGACGCCATCCTTGAGCGTTGTGTATTCTCCTGAAGGTATTTCTGTGAATGGATCTCTGAACAAAACGAATTCTAGGTTGTCCTTTGTTGCGTAGTAATCAGGTGCGGTCGTTGCTATCTTTCTACACGCATCGACTACAAGCCTTTCGTTCTTGGATAACGTCGCCATATTCAATCCATCGTCATGTTGTTCTATCATTTTTCGCCAATGAACCGTTGAAAACCCAATCCCTGAATTCATCGATCGTCATTGTTATTGGCGCTTCTTCGATTGGGTGGGATGGTAACACCTCGTCTATAAAATCACCATCGCGATCAAAATAACCAATTGTACAACTAATAATGCCTTCGAAGCATTCAGCCTTGTACGCATCTAAAGAATGAATCTTCGTCACCTTCCCTATCAACCCTAGGCCACGCAACGGCTGACCAGATAGGTGTAGGTGCGCGTGATTTACGATGTCAGCCGATGTCGGTCCAGCCGAATCCCTTCCAACGCTCTTTCCACCTTCTAAAATATCAAAATCAATAGTGTCGTCTTTGAGTTTGTCGTATTCTTCTGAAGGAATTTCCGTGAATGGGTCTCTATAAACAATGAATTTCTTCTCCCTTGACGCCCAGGCCGCATAGTAATCCGGCGCCGATACGGCTATTTTTCGACACGCCTTAACTACAAGTCTTCCATTCTTCGACAACGTAGCCAAATTCAAACCATCACCGCGTTGTTCTATTGGATCATCGATGATGACAGATGTAGCGCTACGGCCTTTGATCTTCCCCTTGATCATTCGTCTTTTCCGTCATCCAATGCCTTCCAAATCCGAGCAGACTTCGCGTCTATCGCCTCGCTACTATCGCGAATTGCCTTCACCCCAGCCTTCTGTATGGCTGTTGTGAATGTGGCATCAATCTCAGCCTTGGCTTGCTGCGTCGTTTTCTCAACCGCTTCCTGGAAGGCTTCGATGTGGTATGGTATGTTGAGCTTCATTTCCCTTTGGATGGTTCTAAGCAACTCTGAGATCTTAGCCCTATCGGTTTTTGTAATCGTTGGTTTCGTGTCCAACATCTCTTGAAGCTCTTTCACATTCGCTTCAACATCAGCGTGTATTTCGTGCACCTTCTCTTCGAACCCATCATAACAACGTTCGTGCTCTGTCTCGTTGTCTGGCGCCTCGGGAATCTCGCCGTTCATGTACTTGATTGTACAAGGGGTTCCGTCACCCACGTTCATCGTGGTGATTAGTTGCGCAAATTGGGCGGCGCTGAAATACACACGCGCCAACTCTTTTCTAGGGTGTATCCAATCCCGGCCTTCGTCGTGGTATTGCTCAGCCTCTTTGATCGTGAGTATCACAAAGCTGTTGTGTGTTTTCAAATTACTGCCAAATAGCTTCCCAGGGTGCCCTTGTGCTCGGCTGAATACTGCTGCCCCGTAGGCTGGATGTGTGTCTTTGTTTCTAGATTTCATGGCCGATTCCTCTCAAAAGACGCCCATCAGCGTCTTCTCCAATTTCCACCAATCTGTTTCGCTGTGGCGGCAATCCTGCTCTCGAAAGCAGGCACGTTCGAATGCTTGCTGTATTTTTGGTAGCCTGATCGTTTCGTTCACCTCGTGAAGAAGCTCATGATACAACGGGGATTCCAACACCGTCCCTGACCAACGAATTTCCAAACGATACCCGTGCTGAATCCCATATTGATCCCAAACATCGTGACAGCCAGTGTCCACATGGACTGCTTTTTTCGTCCACTCGATTCCAGTGTGGCGCAACATCATCCAAAGCTCGCCCTCGGTCACGAATTGCGATGCCTCGCGAGTAAGTACTGAGATGAAACGTTCTTCGGCCATCTCCATCGCACCTTTCGTCACCGGCAGCCCGTTTGTCCAAACAGCAACCCCTCGACGTGTGAAAAAAGTTGGGCGCAAAAACCACAGCCTCCATTGCTTCGATGCTGCCACGACATACATCGAAATCTGTGCCACTATTCCCAATGAAACTAAGATTGGGTGCAACCAAATTTGAAGCATCAACGAAAACGAAATCCCAAGGAGCAAAAGCAATCCGCCCTTCAACAACCTCTTCACTTCGTGAATTTTCACACCCCGGAACTCGTTCGACCGCATTGTTACTACTTGTTCCAATCTTGATGCTTGGATCCATCTTCCAACCGCCTACCGCTTCAAGGTTCGAGGCAATTGGCCAAATTTCTCCTCCACAACATGTTCAGTCAAATCTTCCATCTTTGGTACATCGGCCCCTAAAGCCTTCGCCATCCTGTCGTAAGCACTTTTCAAAGCAGCCTTTTCGCTCTTCCCGTGCCCTTCGTATGTCGTCCCATTGTGTTCAATGTGCGCTGTGTGGTATTTACCCTTCATGATTGATGCCCCTTTCTATTTTGATCATATCCTATTGCTGTTGGCGTTGGCTATTTGCCTGCGATGATTTCGCAAGGCGTCTTGTATCCATGTTCGTGGGCGTAATCACAATTCCAAGAATACACAGCTTGTGCGCGTTCCAACGCCGCCTCGTAGGTGTCCTTCCAATTTGTTCTTGGCGCCCATTTTGGTGCTGCACAATCCAATGAGCACGTAGCGGTGATCACGCGATACTTAGCAGTTCCCTTGCTTTCATCTACAACCATCTCTTCGACTGCCACACGGCGTTCAACATCTTTTCCGCCTTGAATCTTCTCTTCCCACACAATCTTGTATGATTGTTTGGTTTCTGGGTCTTGGTGGACGGTGTCAAGAATGAATTGGTGCTCTGTTAACATGGCCGGTTCTCCTTTTCTTCCAATACGGCTCTTTCTCTCGAATCGTTTAGCCCTTCACATTCACCATTTGAGATTCAGGCTGAACAATCCATCGATCTCTTTCAACGCAATCAGAACCTCATTGAGATGATTTTTCAAATCAACGATGTTCTGGATGGATTCAGATGCTTGGGAGTGTGCACTAGAAAGTTCACACAGCAAGGCAATAGCGTTTTCTGTGTCCGCATCTAAATCGCATCGATCTTTGCTCTTCAATGGCTCGATGGCCATTTTTATTCCAGCCACTTCAGTCGGAGTGGTGGACGATACAATCCGCCGTCGCTGCTCCTCTTCTTTGCGCTTTTGAGAGGCAGCAATTGATTCCAAAAGCTTTTGCATCCTGGTTTGTTGGGCCATTGCTTTGGAATGAGTTTCGCGGTTATCCTCGCAAACAGATGATGCGTCTGTGGAGTGCTTGAACTCTTGTCTGGTGGACGGTCGAACATTTTCAACGCCCGCTTGTGCACGCGCGGCGTCAAACAACCCTGTCACGTTTTTTGAATCAAACGTAAACTTCCCTGCACTCGGGCTGGGAGCGTTTCTCACAGTTGTTGCTGCGCTTCGGAAGTGATCGTTTGCTTTAAACATGGGCCGGTTCTCCTGCTTTCGTGTACTTTGTGAATTCACCCTTATTCGCTGAAGTCGCAGATTTGTTCCGTAACATCAGCGGCATTCAACTCATCGATCGAAGCCGGTGCTGTCGATGGAATTGAATCGGAATAATAATATGCAAAATATGGGTATTTGTGTTCGCTGCTCTCGCTGTTTTTCCCGAGCGTGCGGAGTATTTGGTGTTCCAATTCGTGCGCAAAATTGGTGAAGGCGCCACACGGATCTTGTTGCACGCCTATAACCAACATCGGAGTGGGTTGTGTTGGAATACGACAACCTACGGTGTTCGCGGCTTGGCGACAAAGCATGAATGTTTCGTCCATCGGCAAAACGCGAATGTCGAGAGATTCGGCTTCAACCTTTTCACGCACGCCGGGGAATTCCTCCTCAGCACGCGACAGGACGATGTCCGCTGTTGCCAGAAACTGGTCGACCGTGTACGGGCCGGGGTCGATGGTCCAACCCTCTGGAGCAGAACAACCGGATGCCACTAGCATCAAAATTGTGATCAAGCGTGTCAACATTCTGTGCTCCTTTTGCGAAGCTCGTAGGCTTCACGCAGCGCTTTAATCATAGCGCGCCTTGATGTCGGTTTCTCCACCACTCCAGCCGCTCGCCTAATCTGATCCATCTCGGACGGCTGGAGGGCCTCGAATCCGCCTGTGTGGATGACGACGGGGCGTTCAGTAGCACCAGCAACTTCGGCCCCAACGCCATCCGGTAAATTCCAATCACATAACACGATATCGATGTGCGCTCGGGCGAGTAATCCCAAAGCATCTTTCACAGTCGCCGCTGTCAGCACAAGGCCGAATTCTTGGGACAACAACGCCTTTTGCGTTCGCAAGATCTCCTCGTGATCATCAACCACAAGGAGAACAAGCGACTGGCCCCAAGTCTTCCTTGTCATCCCACATCCCGAGGAAGCAACAAGGACGCAAACACCGCACCCATCAATTCGTCTGCGTTGCACGGTTTATCGACAATTGCCGACACCTTCAATTTATCTTCCAATGTGAGGTCTTCGGAGCTTCCCGTGACCAAAACAACGGGCACTGATGCCACATCAATGATTGCTCGGCCACCGCCGTTTGGCATCCGCCAATCCGAAGTGCAGATGTCGATGTCACCGCCTCGTAACAACGCCACTGCCTCGTTCACATCGCTGGATGTGATTACTGTGAACTGTTTCCTGAACATCCGAGCGTAAGTGCGCGCGAGTGTTGGATCATCGTCAACAATCAATATGGTTGGTTTTTCTTTCATAGCCGGTTCTCCTTTTCTTCCAATACGGCTCGTTTACACGCGCCGTTTAGTTTCCAATTTTGGCCTGTGGTGTAAGTGGCGAGGCGCCAATCAAGACGCCTCGCCACCTCCTTTCAACCGGCCAAGGCATCCAGGATCATTTCAGCTTCACGTTCCGCCCTCGGGTCTAGATTCCATTTCTTCAACCCACGAAAGCGCTTTACATCAATACCAATTGGTTCGATGAATCGAATTAGACCGCCGTTGATTTCAACTCCATCAGCGTTGATCTTCCCCTCTTTCACCAACTCAACAACGATTTCTTTTGCATCTCGTTCGTTCGTTTTCGTCGAGGCCACGACGTACACGCCCCCGGATTTTCTGATGCCGCAGCGTCGCCGCTCTTCGTGACGCACCTCTTCCATCGTCACTGTCTTGATCTTTCGTTCCTCGATGGCTTGTTGAAGTTCTGGATCAGCCCCTTCGGGCAGGATGTACTCGATTGTGTCGGGAAGAAACAACCCAAAAACCTTCCCCTCTGGGAGTCGACCAGTGCCACCGCAATGGGAACACATATCTTTCGACACAACATCCTTCGGCGTCCATTGCTTCGGCTGATGGAGCCAGTAGTTGTACCTGCGGTAATCCCACCGTTCTGTGACAATCCCGTCATACATCAAAGTCACGCTGCCGCCCGTCCCATCTTCAATCTTTCCTGTTCCGCCACAAGTCGAACAATTTTCGCAATCTTTGTACAATTGCGTCTTGCGTTGAAACAAGCGAGAAGCCATCTGTGGATTTTCAACGACAACGTTCTCGCCTTGCTCTTCGAGGCGATCCCCCTCTACCCAACGCTTTCGGCAATCTGGACATTGTATTGTTCCAGCGCAGCTCGGACACGGCTTGCTCTCGCCTTCGTCGTGCGCGACAAAAATCACCACACCAGGTTCCATCAGCGCAGCACCCATCTCCATGTTTGGGAGTCGCTTGGATATGCCTTGTTTGATCGCTTCGTCTGTCCACTCTGCGATATCGGCGTAATGTTCTTTTCCAATCCACATCAGATAGGTGTTTTTGATTTCTGTTGTCATGGCCGGTTCCTAGTTGTTTTCGTTCTTGGTGATGTCGGTCACCCAAACTGTGACAATCTCTTCGTTGATGTCATACACCTTCAGATACCAACCGCTGTCGTTCAACGTCGCGAGACGCAAACCCTGTTCTTGAAGTTGGTGTTCGATGTATTCTTTCGTTAGCTGTGACATGGCCGGTTCTCCTACTTCCAGATTGTGGCTAGGAAGGTTGTTCTTTTCCCTGTGGCAGCTACTTTCAAACACCGAAACCAAGCACCCCAACCAAACCCAGAAACGATGTCGCGCATGTTGGTTACTACGTGCCTGGATGTGATCACGCCGTTCAACCCGAAATTTGCTTGCGTTGATGTCATGGCCGGTTCTCCTTCAACGTATAAATAGATTGTAACTCCAATTGAATTGGAAGTCAAACAAAATCGACGTGCAGAGGTACTTTTTTTTGGATTGGAAGTACCTTTTTAGAAAAGGTACTTTTTAGAAAAGGTACTTTTTTAGATTGGGTGGCGATTCACCAAGACAGCAATTCCGAATGAAATTGCCAGCATTGCCAGATACAACAAGGCGCCAAGGGCGCGCGTTTTCATTTTTTCTTCAAGCCGTATTCATCTTCGAGGTCGAATTCATCGATCATTTCGTTGACTTGTTTGATGGACGTTTCACCATGAAGGACAGATAGCGCGAGTTGGATGGCGTCCTTGGCTTTATTCCCGCCTTTTCGAATGGCTTTGACGATGCGTTTTCGACAATTGGCCAACGCTATTTGCGCGGCATCATCGTCAACCTCATCTTCTTCATCGCCATCTTCGTCTTGCACGACTTCTTCGCCCTCGTCGTCTTCGTCGTTGTCGTCGATGGCGTCTATTTCATCATCGTCTTCGTCGCCCTCGTCGTCTTCGTCGTCTTCGTCGATGGCGTCTATTTCATCATCCGCGCCAAAGCCCTCCAGCTCTTCATCCAGGCCCTTCTCTTTGGGTTTGCTTTTCTTTGTAACTTCCTCGCCTTTGTCTTCTTTTTTGGCCTTTTTTGGGGTCGATTCTGACTGATCTTCACCAAATAGCGAGCACGCCTTGTTTCGACAATATGCCCAAGGGTCTTCTTTTTTGGGTGTTTTGTTGGCGTATTCTGAATTCACACCCATCCATTTGAACATGGCACGCCCACACTCTGGGCATTTCGGATGGGCAGGGTGATCAACGTGGCCTTCGACGCGCGCGTTATGCTCAACGGCCTTGGCCTTGGTGGCTTTCTTCGGTTCTTCTTTCGTCTTCAATTTGGTCTTCTTTGCCATTGTCGGTTCTCCTTGGATCTTTAATTGGCTCTTCTGTATTTTGGTGGATTGGTTTTTCGGCTGATTGGATTTTGGCCGGTTCTCCTTTGCGTTGATCATAAACTATTTGCCGTTGGAAGTCGACCAAAATCGTATGGCACTAGCCATTCAATTGTAACAGATGTTATTCTATGGTGATTTTTGCTAATCTATTGATTGGAACCTCATCTGAAAGATCTCCATTCAATTGAATTCCAACGAGAACTTCGATGACGGAACCATCGAGAATGATTCGCTGCGTACCAAAACCAGTCATACGGCCCTGGCGCACTACGCCGTCTGTTGTTTCCAATGTGATGAATTTGTCGACTTGTGTGGTCAACGCATCAATCCAATTACCGCTGATTTTCTTCTTCGCCATGTTTCTTCTCCATGCAGTTCAATGAACAGAACTGCTTGCCCTTTATGATTTCGACTCCGCACACAACACATATGGCCGTACGATAAAACGACATGTTGTCACGGATGTCCTTGAACACGCTCATCTCGGCGGCAGTCATGTATGGCTTCTCGCAGTCAAATCTACATCCATATGTCTGCTTCAGTCCCACAGATCACACCCAATTTCTCAGACTTTAATCCACACAGACCAATTTCATTTCGATTCCCAGGCGTTCTGCTGTATCCAACGCCCAACGGCTTTCATCTCCATCATGCGTTGGATCTTGGTACGGTTCAGCATACACCACCCGAGCTATCCGAGCATTGATGATCAATGACATACACGCTCGACAAGGTGATGCGGTAGTGTATAGCGTCGCACCACTCGTACGAGCACCAACTTGACCGGCCTGGATCAACGCGTTGGCTTCTGCGTGAACCGTTCTTACGCAGTGTCCATTCACTACGTCGCACCCAACGTCAACGCAATGTTCCAATCCCTCTGGGGATCCATTGTACCCTGAAGACACAATTAGCCCATCGCGAACAAGAACCGCACCGACCTTCCGCCGAGTGCAAGTTGATCTCGCCGCTACAGCTTTGGCTATTCCCATGAAATATTCATCCTTGGATGGCCGCATCTTTTCTGCCTTTCACCCGTTTCTAGTGTCGAATCGATGAATCAGGGGCAATCTTCTTGCCCGACGCAATGCGCCTCTTTGTCTTGCGCTGCGTCACGACGCACTTCAAAACTTCGAGCGTCATTCAACCCAATTCGCCCAATTCCAGGGCGCCAAAAATTCAACGCCGTCTCTTCTCCAACTACTTTGGCCAATTTGGATTTGTGGATGATTACCATTCCATCAACACCAATTGATTTGCCGTCTTCCGCCGTCATGTCGTATGACCCACGCCAATCCATCAACCTTTTCCCGGCAATGACAACAAAATCCTTCCAGTGCCCCTTCACCTTCGATTCCACCATCAACTCTCTGATGATCTTTGCGTTTGTAGTCGGAAGGTGCTGGGACAATAGCCGCTGTCTTTCCGCTGCTGCGGCTTGTTTCACAGACACATCGGGCTTCTTGCGTCGTTTTTTGGCTTGTTTCCTATTCATCCGTCGCCTCGCGCCTTCTCTTCAACATAGAATGGGTGGTCATTCGAACATCTGATGTCAGACATCTCCAACAGCCACCTGATGTTGGACAAGACGTTCGGCGGTAAATACTCCAAATCATAGAACCCAATGCTTTCCCCAACGTCATTCACCAATCCTTCAGGTGCGGGCCCGTAATCGATGTCTATTCTGAATGCATACACCAATCCATCCTCATCTTCAGTATCACCCTTCGATCGAAGAATTGCAAACAGCCTCCACTCCTTGATAGCGGTGAAGTCCAATCCGGTTTCTTCTCTGAACTCGCGTTCCATCGCGCCTTCAGGGGTTTCCCCTGGCTCGATGTGTCCGCCAATTCCATTCACCCTACCGTTTTGCCAAGGCGGCCTATTCTTCAACACCAACAGCACTTCTGTTTTTGCAGAGCCTTGGTGACGGAAGTAGAACCCCAACACATACTTCTTCAAAGCACCAGCCATCATTCACTCCATCGCCAAATTGAACGCGAGCTTGATGTCGTGTATCATCTGCTCGCGTATTTGCGCATCCCCACCCTTGCGATTCAGATACGACGGATGCCAAGTCACCACCGTCTTGTACCTCACAAGTTTCTTCCCCAAAAGAATCATCTCGGTGGTCGTTTCGCTTCCACGCCATTGTCCAACCTTCTGAACACCAGTCAACCTGGCAGCCGTTCCGCCCATGAGCAATAAACAACGTGGCGATACCACCCAAAGCATAGATTCCAAACGTTCTTGGCATGATTTCATTTCATCGAACGTCGGCTGTCTGTTGTTCGGCGGGCGACACCCTACAACGTTTGTGATGAAGATATCGTCCACCACCGATAGGCCAGCCTCAGACAGCAACCCATCCAATGTCTTTCCAGCATCGCCAACAAACGGAATCCCGCGTTCATCTTCATCTCGCCCCGGGCCTTCGCCGATTGCCACCAACCTTGCCTCAGGCGAACCCCTCCAATACACTATTCTGTTGCGACCCATAGACAGCGGGCACTCTTCGCAATCAGCCCAAACACCTTCAATCCTATCCAATGCCTTGAGCTTTCGATTCAACATTGATCAATCTTCGTCGTCTTCATCCCCGAGCGCCATCACAGCTTCCATTTCAGGAGCTTCCATCAACGACCGAAAGCCGTATGCCATGAAATACTGCGCCACCCTTTTTCTGCTGCGTTTTGGTTTAATCGCATCCATTCCAACGCCAAGATTGATCGTTGTGAGCCTCTTGTACAGCCTAAGAGATTCCTCGTTGTCTATCAACACAGCCCTGAATCGTTCGGGGATGCCAATGGGTTTGCCGCTCTTTGCCGCCGTGATGATCTCGTCAATGTCACCACACTCTTGTATGGCCTGGACCGCTCGTTTGTCTCCTATGCCAGGCATCCCCGGAATGTTGTCAGAATTGTCACCAGCCAACGCCTTCAGGTCGGGTATGAGCATCGGATCAACGCCGTGCTTCTCTTTGACTGCTGCTGAATCCCCATACATCGTTTCTTTACCCTTGAACCCCGGGGAAACAACTGAGATTTTGCTAGTGACGAGTTGGCGCAAGTCAGAATCACCGCTGTATATGACAACGCGACGGTGTGCCATTTCGTGTCTGGCTGCTAATGTCCCGATGACGTCATCCGCTTCACCGCCGTTGGCGAGAAATTGAGGCATTCCAATGGCACGAAGAACAGCCTTCAAACGCTTCTCCTGTTTCTTCATATCTTCGAGAAACAGCCGTTTTTCTTCGTCAGGCTCATCCTTTGCTTTGTACTCGGGATACAATTTGTATCTGAAGTTGTTCGAACCTTCCCACGCCACGATTGCACGGCCCCCGTATCGCATCCGTACGCGCATCGCGCACGACAGCCAACCGTATATCGCACCTGTCCCAATTTCTTCGCCTTCAACCTCGTACGACAGCGTATTGAATGCATCGGCACAACGCCAAAGCAGGTGTTTCCCATCGAATATAAGTGTGTCTGCCTTCAAAATGGCACCTCGTCGTTCTGTTGCGTGCTTTCACATTCTGCCTGCAACGAACACATTTCTGTGTGATAATTCCACATCTCCATCTTCAATTGGTGCCAAAGTCCCAGCACCGTACTGCGCCTTTTGTACTTCCAAGTCGCAGGATCTTCACTGCCGCTCCACAGCAACAACCAAACATCTGCATACTTGTAACCAGTCTTGAAATCATTGTAATCCAATCCACAAGACGGACAAGTCAAAAGCTTTCCAAACCTTCTTTTTCTGCCCACCATGATTTCACGATCACAGTTTCGTCGTCCGCGTCCACAATGACTGACTTCGGCACCCAAAACTTTTCTCCATCGATGATTATTTTAGCGGCAAGATTAGTTACATACTCGATTCCTTCGTAGCTGACACCGACCGTCTCACCATCGTAATCAGACGCCCCGATGATGTCGTCTGTTGACCATTCTTCGCTCATGAAATTCTCCTCGGTGCCAATCGATATTTCATAACCACGCCCATCGCCAAAATGGTTGATGTGTTACAAACCACGAGGGGTGAAGAGTCTAAATGCAAACTGTAGGCAACATGCAAGAAACCTCCAACGATCACCATCGATAAAAATCCAATGCGAACGCCGTCCGAATTCCCACGACGAATTGAATTGATAGCTTGCGGCCACCCAGCCACAGCATACAAAAACGTCCCAATCCACCCGATCGCTTCCATCAGTCGCATCTTTTGATCCATTCCCTATCCAACAAGTTAACTGGGTAAGTCTTGGTGACTCTATTGAAGACTCTGATTTCCTTTTCATGAAGCGATGACATGGCGATTTCTCCCCGACGCAGCTGTACTTCAGTCCAAACCATGTGTGCTATTCCAAATGCATCACACAGATCCTCGCTGGTGCGGCGGGATTGTTTCGGTTGTTTCACTTTTTTGTTTGGTTTCGCTATTGGTTGGTTGAACCTTGAAAAGTCGACACCCCACCTATCCAACACAGCACGTTCGACTGAATCCTTTTGGCACGTTCCGTCATGCGCAACGAACATCTTCACACTGGTCGGGTCGTGAAGGCGAAGCGGAATGTTCAATTTCCAACATAACATCCTCGAAATGCCACCCACTTCTCCGAGGTAGTGCGCTCCTTGTTCTTCTCTGATGGCATAGTCTTCGATGCCAATGTAGTCCGGCTCGGCCCCCTCCAATATGCCGTACAGATACCTCTCGATATTGGCCAATCGGTGTATTGATTTCAACCCACGATCTTTCGTGTTCAGAACAACCATCCTATATCCACGCTTGCTCCTGGATGCTGATGATGCAACGTCAGTCCAATACCAAAAATTGGACAACTCTCCATCCGTAATCTCGACAAGGGCGCCGTGATTCAGCGAAATGTCGGCGCCTATGACTTTCAAACCCATATCATCTCCTTGGTATCGACTCTAGATCGTCATATTCGCCACGCATCAACGCAGAGTAATCGAATTTGTTCGAAAGACAACTTTGTAGATCTGTTGTTTCTTCTGATCTTTCAATCACAACGTTATTCAAAAGCCAAACGTATTTCTCGACTGCTATTTTGCCCTTACAAAAATCGATCCCCTTTTGCGTTATCTTCCACTTTCCGCTGTTCTTCAGTCTTCCCTTTTCCCCGCCCAGCGGCTTCGCTTTTATCAACCCCCACTTAGCAAGACGCGCACGCTCAGGTGCTGCCACTGCCCATTTTGGAGCAACCCTAGACATTCGAATGTATTTGCCGCCGTTTTTCTTTGACCTTCTATGCATCCAATACAACGTTGCTGCCATCGTTGACGATATCCGCTGCTTGTACACCTTGCACTTGCGTCGACAACAAGGGCATATGACGCCGATATCCATCAATGGACGCATTTTGCGTTGGATAGACACCATAGCAGCTCTTTCCTCATCGTCCAATTCGACGTGGAGCCACACGTTCTTTCCCTTCAGCTTCGTGGAAACCATCACCATTCCTCCAGATAGCCACAGTTTTCACACGTCAGACCATTTACTTCTTCGCTCTTCGAAATTGGTAACAAAACGTCGGTGGTCTCTGTGGAAGTTGAATCGATGACGTCCGCTTCAACTTTTGTCGATCTGATGGCCACCATTGTAGCTCCACAATTGGGACAATTCATGCTGCCAACTCCAATATGGCCGCCCCACCATCTTTCTTCACCATCACAGACTTCTCGAATATCTCGGCCATGTCAACTTCATGGCTGATTACAAATATCGAACCTCTTTTGGCTCTCAATTCTTGAAGGAGCATGAGCACACGCTGTCGGCCTTCTTCATCCAAACCATCCAGAACTTCATCGAGCATCAGTAGATCAACATGGCCGCCTTCCCGAGTTGCCACCAAATCCATCAGCGCCAAATCTGTGGCAATTTCGATTTTCTTCAGTTGACCACCGCTGGCCGGGTATGTGTCGCTTGCCCCCTCAATTTCCCAACTGATCTCAATCTCGTCTTTGTATTCGCCCCGGCTGCTCTTCAATTCACGTTGCGTATCAAAATTCAGTTTGATGTCGCCGTCCGCCAATGTGCCCAGATAGTGATTGGCGCGCTCGGTGATGTACGGCATCACGCTGTCGAGGATGAACGACGGCAACCCAGCGCCGCTAAACCCCTTCACCCAGAACTTCACGTGTGCGAGCTCATTGCTGATTTCTGACTCTTTTTCCTGAAGCTCATGTAGGCGTTGTTGGAATGCTTTTGCCTTGGATTCTGCTGTGGCTAGGCGCGCAGCGTACGGGTTTTTTTCTGCTGCTTTCGCCTTCGCTTGTTTGAGAGATTCGCGAGCGGCGGCGATGTACGCATCGACACGATCGTTGACTGCTGTCGCTGCCATTATCTTTGCGTTCAAGTCAGATATCTCCCCTGAGGCATCCGTGGCAGCTGAAACAATTTTGGACTTCGCTTTCCTCTCTTCGGCAACACGACTTATGTCTTCAGCCAACCCTACGATGTTGGCCTTTTTCTCCTCTGCTTCGCTCTCGATTATGGATTTGATTTTTTCCAGGTTCTTTTTTGTGCGAAGAGCTACGCCTTTGCCCATTGGAGACCTACAGATGGGACACTCATCCTCATCCATCTGTTCCAACCTTTCAATCGTTCCTTCGATCTTTGTCTCCATCCTAGCCAACTCGTTGGAACAATTTTCCCTAGTGAATCTAAGAACATCCAATTTTTTGTCCAGCGCAGCAATGTCCCTTTCAGCAACTACACCTTCTTCAACGACGGCATTAAGCTTTTTGATTTCCAATTTCAACTTCGAGACATCAACCGTTTTTTTCAGCTCAGCTTCAGCCAATGACTTTTTGAGTCTCGCTGACTCTTTGTGCTCTTCAATTGCTTCTTGCCGTTCCTCTTCCCATTCGTCGTGCTCTTCCTGGAGCCCTGAAACGTCCTGCTCTTCAAGGCGCGCCTTCACGGACGATGATTGTGATTGTACATCCGATAGTTTGGCATTCAATTGTTTGGATTGTTCCTTAACCCAATTGTGACAATGCTTCAACAACTCGGTGCGCAAAATCTTATGGAGCATGTCCTTGCGATCGCCGTCGCGTGTCGAAGGATTGGCAAAACGAAGAGAATCGTTTTGACCATACAGGACTGTATTTTTGAAAGCCTTGAAATCTAAACCAACCAATTCATTGATCTTCTCTTGTACATCCTTGCCTATGGCCTTCCAAGATTCCCCTTCTGGTGTGATGAGTGAAAGGCGTGGCGAACCTTTTCGCCGCACACGACACACCTTCCACCCGCCACCCAACTTGACATACACTGTCGCCTCTTTGGTCCCATTGCGAATGACCTTGTCGCCTACTTCTTTGTCAATCGCTTCTCCCCACAAACACCACGTGATTGCTTTGAATATGTGTGATTTCCCCGAGCCGTTTGATTTAGCAGCCTTGGAGTCATTGTTCACCCCTCCAATCCAAACCAACCCCTGGTTGTGCAATTGAAGAGAGAATTCGCTGAATGGCCCAAAATCCTTTCCACCCACCTCAAGCAACTCCATATTCACCTCTCGCCGCTTGAAGCGCTTCAAGCCCAATTGATTTCAACTTTTTCTTGTCCAACGAACCAATTTCAACGCTAGCTGTTTCTGGGTATTTGGCCACCGCCTCGTCAAGCGTCATCGCCGCCGTTTTCGACGATGCCATACGCATTCCATGACGAGCAATCGGGATGTGTCGAAAAGATGAATTGATGCCTTTTTCATCAAGTGCAGCACAATACGCCTTGACTTCGGGCTTCATCTTCACCCAATCTTCGCTTGTTGCGTTGATTTCAATTCGCGCATAATCACCTTTGCTGATTTTCGATGCTGTTTTTTTGTCTATCCCATCCAATATGTGAAATCGTGGCGCAGCGCCGTCGATGAACTTCCTTTTGAGATCGCCACCACAGAAATCCATAATCCACCAACCGGCCTTTCGTCCCACATCACCGTAATGGTGGTGCATTGGTGCGCCGAGATACAAGCCTGTCCCACCAAATTTCTGTGGTGTATGGAAATGGCCTGATAACGTCCAATTGAAACCGTTGCACACTTCCTCTACCAACAGACCGTCATCACACGTCCAGCCCTGGTGATTCGCTCCCAGAACGCTGTTGTGCATAAGAAGAACATTAGTGCATTTCTTGTTGATTTTCCCGCGTATCGCTTCGATTCGCCGCTTTGTTGCCCCGACTGGCATGAACGCTATTGGCCAGAAATTCAACCAATCATCAATGATCACAGGCTCAACATCATTGCCAATCACAAACAGATGATCCCGACCCATCACACCAAAGGCCTCAACAGCAAAACGTCCACCTCGAAGACTATTTGCTTCGTGATTGCCTGGGAGGATGTATGTGTTGAATGGCCAAGACACGACCTCTTCAACTATGTGCGTTAGTGTTACCGGGTCCACCAGCGACTTGTCATAGAGGTCGCCTAGAACATAGATGGCATCGACATCATACTCTTCGGCCGAAGCTCTGAAGCGACGTAGCAGCGCTATTTGGTCGTCTAGTCTGTCGGTGCGATCTTGTTTTGTGGGCTTGGAATATGGAAGCTTGTTGCTACCGTGTATGTCTGCGATGAACGCAGCTCTATACCTACGTTCCACAGGGATGCTCCGCAACCATCAAGTTGCAACCGATACCAACACTAATCATGCGCATCGCCTTTAGCAAAGCAATAATGGCAACCAACGCATTGCCCTTGTTTTCGATGTACAACGAATGAAACCTGAGCAGTTCATCACCGCCATTCTCTGACTCTTTGATCGCTGTGCTCTTCCATCTTGAAAGGAATTCAGCAGACAAAAAAGCAACCAGCTTTTCGTCTTCTGGTTTGATGCTCATCTCGTGTTCAAGCATCTCGCGCCATAGTTTTGCTACATCTTCAGCTTTCATTACCATTTCCATTTGCCCTCGTCGCGAATGGCGCACAAGATCTTCTCACGCAATTCATCATCATCATCCAATTTTGCTACAGCATATGCTATGGAACCGCCGATCTTTTTCCCTTCATAGCGGTATGTGTTCCCATCCCTTTCAACAATCCCCCATTTTTCAGCCTGTGTGAGTATGGCCAGCGGCTGGTTGAATCCCTTCCCGTATTCAAGTTCACACTCGGCTTTTTTGAATGGTGGCGCAACCTGATTTTTCACGAATTCAACTGTGATTTTGTTAGCCACCTTGACTTTTTCTTCGCCCTTTTTCACCGTTCCGATTCGTCGCACTTTCAGCACCTGGCTGGCGTAAAATCGTGGTGCGTTTCCGCCCGCTATCTCTTCGTCATCACCATACATCACCCCCATTTTCTTTCTGACTTGGCTTACCCACAGCAGACAGACATTTTCACGTGAAACTTTAGGCATCAGCTTGGGAAGGAGCGCGGAGAATACGCGCGCTTGAGGAGCGTAATGTTGATCATCCCACTCGCCTTCGAATTGTGATTTTGAAATGGTGCTGTTCATGCTATCGAGAACGATCAAGATTGGCGTCGATAGCCCTGTGCTTTCTCTGTGCTTGGCCGCGCGCTCGATCGCCCCTTCACAGACAGCAAAAGCCTGCTCCAGATAGCTCGGCTGGACATTGATCATCCTCTTGGTATTCACACCAAGGGCTGCCGCATAATCTGGATCCAACTTATATTCTGTGTCCATGTATACAGCGACACCGCCTTGAAGTTGCGCTTGTGCAACTATCTGGAGTGCCAATGTTGTTTTTCCGCTCGCTTCAGCCCCATGCAATATTATCAACCTACCGAGAGGCACGCCACCACGTCCTGATGCGGCGTCGATGGTGGCGCAGCCTGTCGATATCACACCCCTGATCTTGATGGCAAGGCCCTCGCTACCTAACATCTGTGCAACGTCCTTGCCACCAAGTTTATCGTTGATTGATTCCAACACTTCGCTGGCGATATCTGCGCCGCCAGGCCTATCGCCAGCTTTTTTCTTGGAATCTTTCACTTCACTTCCCCTTCTTTGATTTCGTGATTCTTTCCAGCTCGTCGTCCAAATCGTCTAGCTCGTCGCTTTCATCCTTTTTCTTTGACTTTTTGGACTTCTTAGGTGGTTCGTCATCGTCATCGTCGTCTTCGACAACGGCTTTTTTCTTTGACTTCTTCGGCGGTTCATCATCGTCTTCATCGTCTTCATCGTCTTCATCGTCTTCATCATCATTATCGTCATCATCGACAACGGCTTTTTTCTTTGACTTTTTCGGCGGTTCGTCTTCGTCTTCGTCGTCATCTTCATCGTCGACAACGGCTTTTTTCTTTGACTTCTTAGGCGGCTCGTCTTCGTCTTCGTCATCGTCGTCATCTTCATCGACAACGACCTTTTTCTTTGACTTCTTAGGCGGCTCGTCTTCATCATCGTCGTCATCGTCGATGATGCGCGATTTTTTCCCCTTCTTCAACGACTCTTCCAACTCAGCCTCGTCGTCATCGTCATCATCAGGGTCTTCCATTTTTACACCAGTCAGCATTGCTCTGATTTCGGCCGGTGATTTGATCATATTTGCCGCGATCTTGAACAAATCACAATCGCCGCCCTCGCTCATAGCGACTTTCAAAGCGCCACGACATTTCTTGTCCAATTTCAATGGACTCTTTATCGTTGGAACATCAACAGACACCTTGTACTTGGTGTCATTTTTCCCTTTCCCCTCTCGTCCAACAATGGCCAACGTGGCTTCTTGCACATCCGTAACATCGCCAGCCTGGTCGAAAATGTCGATGAATCCGGTGTGTATGGTCTTGTTAGCCATCGTCACGCCCGGCTTGAATGATTGCGCATTCCAATCATCATCACCTTTGCCACGCGACGCGATTTTGGTTGTTCCCCACAACCACTTCGTCTGTGGGCGAGCTTCTGTGGCTTCCTCGGAATCCATCCCGCCGTTTTCAATCTCTTCACAAACAGGGCACGTCCCATCGAGCTTCGGCGCATTCTTTCGCGCCTTCAACATTCCCTTCAAATACGGGTGTTTCAAAATCTCGTTTCTGTTCTTGTCAAGGCAAACACACATCGCATTGTTCTTGCCAACATTGAAATGAACAGTGATAGGAACCCAAGGGAATCCAGCGGTGGGTGGCGTCTCATCATCAGGGCGACATTGCCCGTGGATGTATATTCGCGTCTCGCCCGATGGGTATGTGAGGAACTCGCCGCCAGTGGCCAGTTCTTCTTTGTGTTTCTTCATCTTCTTCATGTCGATAGCCATTGATTTTCTCCTTTGGCGTTGGATTTGTCTGTTATTTCTTCTTGTTTTTCAAGGCGCGCTTCACGATCTCTTCTTTCTCGCGCAGCTTCCTTTCTTCGTCTTCGCCGCTGCTGCGCTTCGGCGCCTCGACTTTCGTGGCCATTCCAGTTGAATCCAACTCTGCTCGTGCCATGGCACCCTTGGACTGAAGCATGTTGGCCTTGATCTTGAATGCTTCGAAGATGGCTTTGGCTAGTGTGACATTGTGTGCTGCTTGCGCAAGACTAGATTTGAGCTTCAGGAACGTTTCATCAGACTCGATGTCTTGTTTCACTTTCCACTCAGCAGTCTTCTCGTTGGCTGATAGGATTCGTTGTCCAGTCTCTGCTCGCCACTTTCGATAGTGCGCGTCAGCCCTCTGGCTTTCTTCGTCGGCTGCCGCCCATACCGCTCCCCAGTAGCTCATCTGAGAGGCTACTTGGTCCATGTCACGGCTGATGTCTTGTATGGACAGAATTTCTTCGAGGTCCACCTGAACCTTGTCGCCGTTGACCACCAACTCTACTTGGCTAAAACTCATTTTTTGCCCTTTCTTTCCTTCTTGTTGTTGTTGGCCTTGATGATCTTCGACAGCCTATTCTTCACGCCAACACTCTGTCTAAAACTCAACACCATCCTGTCTTCAAATTCTGCCCTTCCACCAGGCAGGACTGAAGATTCAATGGTGCGTCCCTGGTGGAGGCGAAGTCTGAAAACGCCAAAATTGTCGATGCGTACCACCTCGCCATCGGCACACATCTGTATGATTGTGTTGAACAGTTCTTTGACTGCTGCTTTTGTGTTTATTTTTCGGTGGCAGTTTTCGCATCGCGCCGGGTGAAGCCCTGCCCGTTTCGCCGCCGTCAATAGACTTGACATGATACCCTCGTTGCTTTTAGCCTATGGTGATGTGGTTGATGGCGCTGACCTCAGAACCCTGAGTTTTCCGCCGTTGTAGAAATATGACCAACTGCGTTTGTCTCTTTTGGAGTCCAATTCTATTTTCACCAACGCCCCGGGTTTCAAAACACGTCGCACTTCTTTTGTCCAACTGGATGCGAATGCTATCACGCTGATGAATCGCGAACCACCGTCCAGCAATCCCAAGAATGCCATCCGGTTTCCATTCTTGTCATATTTTGGCCGAACGTGCGTGACAACGCCAACAAACGAAGGTGATACGCGATCCCAAAATGCTTTGTTCCTGATTGCATTGGAACGCCTTTTCACCTCGCGCTCTTCGCCCTCTGGGGTCTTGTATTTGATCAACTTTGACGGATCTTTCCATTCATATTCTTTGGCTGGATGGCGACCAGCGACTATGCTTTGCCACACTGTCAACTCTTGTCCTGCTTCGACTGCTAGCCTGTACTCTTCCAGATTGATCATGAAATGACAACGTAAATTCTCAAACCTCGCGTTCACAAAAGCATGAAGAACAACAGGCGTTCCTATTCCAGAATCAACCACATCTCGATAATCATCAAAGATGTCAAAATCCACTTTGATCCTATTTTGTTTCCCGCCAAGATCTTCGACATTAACATTGGCGTAACGGCGGCCCCAGAACATCTGTTTCCTTTCCAACTCACTGGGAAGCTCACCTGTGTTGAAATCTCCAATTTGATTGTACTTCACCTCAACAACGACGCCAGCGATGAATACGCCTTGATTGTCATTGTCTTTGAAAAAGTCTTCATCAGACATTGCCGCGATGGGAACCTTCACACTACGTTCCATGAAATTCGCATACGCATCGAGCGGATGTTTCCCGAATGCGAGTGGACTAACCTTCGAGGCCACAACCTGCCTCTCTTCGGTGGTGAACTGCGGAGCATCAGCCGAATCTCGCAACAATCTTTCTGTTTTCTCTGTCCACCCCTTCTTCCCCAACTCTGTCCAAAAATCTTCGATGTTTTCTATCAGCCACTTAGGATTCGGCACCACGTCATCTAACGCCCCGGCCTTCGCCAATGCCACAATGACACCCTTGTGTACTTTTCGGCGGTCCACGCGTTGAATCAAGTCACCGAAGTCCTTGTATGGTTGGGCGACCATGATTGATTCAGACGCAGCATCACCTACGCCCTTGATGTCGACGAGCGAACCACGAATGGCATTATTTGCTCTGTCTATTGTGAAATGCTTACCGCTATTCACCACCGACGGCGGCAACAATTCTATGCCATGTTTTTTAGCATCTTTAGCGATCTGTTGGATTCGTATTCGGTCAGGTTCGTTCTTCAATAGCGCCCAATAGAATTCGATCGGGTGGCGTATTTTCAAGAACATTTCCCAATACGCGACCCGATCGAATTCGGTGGCATGCGACTTGTTGAATCCATAACTATTATGGCTTATCAAGTAATTACACGAATCGCTGTTGAATAATCTGACGGCATAGTTGCTAGGTTCGAATTCGCACTCCAAGTCCCAAGTCTTCAATCGCCCATCTTTTCGATTACCAAGAACCTTGAAAATCGAATCACCAACACGCAATTCTGTACCAGGCGTGCAATCCTTTGTCTCTATATATTCCCCTGTGCTATTCATCCACCAATGCGATCCGGTCGCCCAAATTTCGCCTTGTTCGAGTGTCATCCTGCGGACAGGCTTCACCCCTGTGCACTCTATTCTTTTCACTCTATTTAGCTCGGGGCGAATGTCGTCATCAAAAGACACTATCCAATCACCAACCTTTAGCGTTTCGATTTCTTTCCAAGTCGCCCAGCAATTTTTTCTTTCGTGTGTTCTTTGCTGTGGCAACTTTGACACAGCACTTCCAAGTTCTCTTCTCGGTTGTCCGCTTTGTTTCGATTCTTGTGGTGGATGTGAAATGACTTTTGATTCGGCCCTGATCCCTTGATCAACGAAGTGCCGCAACGACAACATCCCTTCTCTTCCTTCAACAACCTGTTCCTTGCTAGTTTGAAGTTTTTGATGTGTCCGCCCTTCCAAGACGGATTTAATGCCCCTGTTATCTTCTTGGATTGCAACTTGTTCGACGCAATGACCCTCGCCCCAGGCGCTGACTTCCACCCGCGCCCAAGCACCCCTATCTTGTTGTGCTCTGAACTCACAGGATTCCCGATCACCGTTCTTTCCTTCCTGTATTCCCTCTGGTAGTGTATTGAGCACAATCCCCTTGCCAACACTTTCCTCTCGCAATGCGCACAAGTCTTCATCACTTCCCTCGACCACTAAAACCAACGATTCACCAGGTATACATCCAAAGAACGTGATCGCATCCATTATCTTTCCTGCGATCTCTTTGGTCATCCCTCGGTCACCCCAATTTTCCATCGCACCCTTAATGAAATTCTCGCGTTCTTTTCCAATCGTCTCATCGCCAAATTTTTTGGCTATTTTCTTGCGCAAGCTGTCCGCCGTTGCTGGGGCAAACCCGGCTATGTCGGTGAAAATACGCATCACGTGCTCTTGATACACGATGATTCCCAATGTGTCTTTCGTGATTTCACTCACCGCTGGGTGAAACGATGCCTTTTCAACCAATTTCGGGTTGCGCTTTCGTGCCACATATTGCGTGGCTAGGCCGCTTCGCGCGGTGCCCGGTCGATTCAACGCTGTCATGGCAGCGATGTCCTCGAAGTGTTTGAACTCAACGCCTGTGCAAATCTTGTCGGCACCCGGGGAATCATACTGAAACACGCCACAATAATCGTGATCTGTGAATCCTTGAAGAACGTCTTTCAAATTCAAATCAATGCGTTCGAGGTCGATCTTTTCACCAGTGTGTTGTTCAACTGCTTCTAGACATTCACGAATGACACTCAGCGTTCGCAGCCCAAGAACGTCCAATTTCAGCAACCCACACGCTGCCACCCCGTACATATCGATGGCGCTCACCACAACGTCACGGCCATCATGCTTTCTCGTCTCCAATGGGACAAGATTCATCAACGGTTCAGGAGAAGTCACGACGCCTGCTGCGTGTATTCCAAGCGTCTTGGCCATTCCTTCGAGCTTCTTCGCATATCTCAGAACATCCGGGTATTTGGCGTTGAATTCGCGACACACCTTGAATTCTTTGAAAGAGTCCTCAACCGTCTGGCTGGCCCGCTCGTCGCCGCTGCTTCTTTCGATGATGGAATTGGTGACTTGGTTTACTGCTGCATACGGCACTTCAAGAACACGCGATATGTCTCTGATTACAGCCTTCCCCGAAAGCTTGCCTACGGTGGCAATCTGACACACCTTATCATTGCCGTATTTGTTTCGCAGATACTCGATGATCTCTTGTCGGCGCCGATCCTCAAAGTCCATATCAATATCGGGCTGGTCGACACGCGTTGGGCTTATGAATCGTTCGAACAACAGATTGTGCTCTATCGGATCAACCGATGTGATGCCGGTCAGGTATGCAACGAGCGAACCCGCCGCTGAGCCTCGTCCAGGCCCACACATGATTTCCTGCTGGCGCACCCAATTGTATAAATCGTGAACAAGAAGGAAATATGAAACAAACTTTTGGCTTTTGATTGCTGTCAGTTCTCTTTTCAACCTTGCCACGTATCGTTTCAGCCATTCTGCTTCGTCGCCGCCCTCGCGCTTTGACAACAGAGTGGCGCGGGCCGGTATGTCACGCCATGCCCAACCGCGCAAACACAAATCCTTCAAGTATGCGAACTCATTGCCGTCATACTTCTCAGGAACCGGTATTGGTGGCATGAGACACTTGTCTTTATCGATGGTAACCAGGCCATCAGATATTGTGTCCATGAACACCAACGTGTTGTCCAAAGATTCTTTGACTTGCTCTCTGGTCAAGTAAGCGTGTGTTGATCTGAACTTCGCAAACATTTCCTTTCGGGTTTTGAAATGAAAATCATTCCCGGTGAAACGAAAACGCTCGGGGTTGCTCATCACATCATTGGTTCCGATACAGAGCATCACTTCATGCGTTTCCCAATCTTCCGGCCTGACATAATGTGCGTCTTGCGTTGCAAGCAGGCGCGCCTTCTTCCCCCACCTATCCTTCAATTCCAGTGCCAACTGGTTGGAGATCACCTGCTCTTCGATTGCGTGCGGTTGTATCTCAATCCACAAATCTTCCCCAAATTGTTCACGCATCTCATCGGCAATTTCTAATGCAAGCTTCTTTTTCCCCAACACGGCCCTGTCATAGATGACGCTGGAACAACATCCCGTCGCCACCACCAACCCCTCTTTGTACTTGTACAGTTCGTTCAAGTCAATGCGCGGCTTGTAGTAGAACCCCTCGGTGTATGCAAGCGACGCCAAGCGCATCATATTCCGCATTCCCTCTGCGTTCTTCGCCCAGCACGTCAAATGCCATCTGTCTCGGATGCCGTGTTGCTCTTCATACTTCTTGATGGCATCTTTGTGCTCGCTTCGAGGTTTGCCTTTCGTGATGTCCGCGCGCTCGTCTTCGGTTAGGCCCTTTCGACGCATGTCATTGGCCACATAGAATTCAATCCCATAAATTGGCTTGATGTTGTGTTCTTTGCATTGATCATATTGCGTCTGGTACCCGCGCATTGTCCCGTGTTCGGTGAAAGCGATTGAAGGCGCCTTGCGTTCGACTACGGCCTTGATGTATTCGGATATTTTCCCAGCACCGTCTAGTTGGCTAGCATCCGAATGGTTGTGCAACCCTACAAAGTCTTCCATCACGCCCATCCCATACTGGTGATCAACTCCACCAATTCACCAGGGAAGTCCTGTTTCAACATCCATGACAGGTAGTCCTTCCCTTCTCTATTGGTTGAAAGTTTACTTAGGCAGAACCCATTGTACTTTCCAAAATACAAAGTGGCATCGATGACGTGACCGGAGTCATCACGGTGCAGCCGATATCTCCCTTGGTTGCGCATATCGGCAGGCGTTTTCATTGCCTTCGGCGGATGTTTCGCTTCTGGCTCACGCTCACGCTCACGCAAAGCGGGCAATCCTTCGATCTCTTGGCCACTCAACCAAACTCTGATTTCATCAATCGTCGGCATCATCCACCACCTGGCGAACGGTTTTGATCGTTTCGTTTTCACTAAGCTCTGTGGTCACCACTCTTCTTTTGCACAGCGACAACGTCACGAAAACTCTCTTGAAAGTCGATTCCAATTTGGCGTATTGTGCTTTGTTTGGATGCCACCGTCCAACACAACGCTCTTTCACCACTTCGTGCGATGCTTGCATCCAAACATAAACCACAGGTATCTTCGCAGCGCGCAGAATCTGCTCCCAAACAACAACCAATTTTTTTGCTGTCTTTGGTGTTATCTCTTCGCCGCGCATCATCGGATATGCCAATGCCGATGGCATCGATCTATCCAATATCGCTCCTCGCCGTGTTGCGCGCAAAAAATCAGCAACGTACAAGTCATCAACGTATGTGTTCACAGGAACGCCGAGTTTTTTGAGTTCTCCCTCCATAGGCGCGTTGTATCCTAGATGTGAATCAGAGTCATCACGAAACGCCCGTATGATGGGCCACCCTGTCAATTCGCGCAGAACTTTTGCGCTCGTTGATTTCCCTGTCCCATTCACCCCGTCCAACACGATTATCTTGTCACACAATTTTTTCACCTGTGAACGGATCTCGGCCCCAAAAATTCGCATAATCTTCCGACCGTCGCATCATCTCCGACTTCATCGGGATTTCCAATTTCTTGACCAACAGCGGAATCATTCCACGTTGCGATTCAGGCAGAACGTGGTAGTTGTAGTGGAGTGGGCACGGTGGCAATTCATCATCACCTGTCAAACGGCGGCGACACTCTTCCATGAACACACACGAGTTGAATTTATCCCCTCGGATGCAAGGCGGCGTCACCAATTCGCGAAACACAGGGTGAACCTTGTTGGCCAACTCATCCACCATCCCGGTAATGATCGGCCCCCACGTTCCAAGTTGCAGTATCCAGCAACCTCTCTTTTCCATGATGTGCTGGAGAGCGCCTATGTTAAGCTTCCAGCTGATCCGATGTTGCGCGCCGAGTGGGATAACCTCTCTGGCGTCTTCCATCGGCACACCCATGTCAATCAGATTATTGTACGCAGCCTCGATGTCACACATGATGTCGCAAAAAACAGCTTTAGCTTCCGGGTGAGCATCCAATGATTTTGGCATCCTGTATGCGCCGTTGCTGAAGAAACTTCCCATATTCTGGATGCGCATGGATTGTGACCACCAGCTTGAATCAGCCAGGTTCGGTATTACGTCCACCCCTAAACGTTCGCCGCCTACTTTCACCCCGATGCGGTGGCGAACGGCCTGCTCACGCCAAGACACAGAAACGTTCTCCATAACAAACACGAAATCCAGGTGTTCTCCAACAGGGATTCGTTGTGCTATTACCGCTTTGAATAGCTCTTCGACCTCAGACGGCGGGACATTTTCTTTCACCTCATCCGGTGTCATCAACGGTTTTTCGTTCTTCGACTGCCACCATACAGAGTACACAGTTTCCAACGGGTCTTTCGTCCAAGTCAGCAATGTGACTTTCGGCTCAGCCATTGATCAGCTCCTTGTAGGATTCATCCAATATGGTCAATCCCTTGATGATGTCTTCTTTTTCGATGTTCAGCGGCGGGCTGATTTTTACAGCCCCAGGCCCCTTTCTAAAGGCCCCGATGAGCAACTGATTTTCTAAGCAGCGGGCCGCGAATTCAGATGTGTCAATGTCGATATCAAATCCAATCAGCATTCCTGGGCCGCGAATGTTCTTTGCCCATCCGAATCGTTGCAATGTTTCTTTTATGAACTCGCCCTTTCGATTCACAGACTCCAGATTTCCAGGACGTTCCAACCAGTCCAACATCCCATTCACGAAGGCACAAGACAACGGATTCCCGCCGAATGTGCTGAAATGCGTTCCTGGCGTGAACACTTCGGCGATGTCAGCCGACGCCAACATGGCACCTACAGGGGCACCCATCCCAATGCCCTTCGCCAACGTCATAATGTCTGGCTTCACGCCGCATCGTTGCGCGTACGTCATCATGCCGGTGCGCCCCGAGCCTGTTTGCACCTCATCAAAGATCAGTAGAATCCCGTTGTTGTCACAGAATTCTCTGAGATCTTTCAACCAACCATCCGGGTACTCTCGAATGTCGTTGTTGCCGAAGCAGGGGGCGAGAATGATGGCGCAAGTTTCGGGGTCTGTGATTTCCCATGCTTCTTTGAAGTGAAACACCCCGTCCAACATCTTGCCGAAACCTTCGTAGTGATATGGCGCGCCGTCACCGGCGGACAACGCCCCGTATGTCCGCCCATGGAATCCGCCGACATAACTGTAGATGTGATCAGCGCCACAGCCTTTCTTGTACGACCAAAGCCGCGCCAGTTTGATTGCCGCCTCAACTGATTCTGCTCCGCTATTGCAAAAGAACACGCGATCCATTTGCGTCATTTCACAAAGGCGCCGTGCCGCTCGGTCTCGCTCATCGAAGCCAAATATGTTCGGCGCGTGAGCAGGCAAATGATACATCCTGGAAATGACATCCTGTTGTTCTTTCCCGCCGTAACCAAGGCTGGACGTTCCGACATCACAGAAAAAGTCCAGATAATCTGTCTTTGTTTCTCCATCATGATAAACATACAGCCAAGGGCCATTCCCGCTGCTAAACGTTACCGGCCTGTACTCAACTGTTCCCATCAAATGTGGGTGTCCCATATTCACTTCTCCCATCTTGTGTTGCATTGATGTACTCGACGATTTCACCCCAGCCTTGAACTCGCTGAATCAAAGGGTGAGGCGCCAATTCGCTTTTGCCAGAAGTCAGAAACAACACTTGCACACCAATGCTAGCGACCTCGATGGCGTGTTTACTCCTATCTTCAACGAAACACAGAGGGCGCGCCGGAAAGATGTGATCCACCACGGCTTCTGCCTTGTCCTTCTGAAACAAAATCAAATCATATTGTATGTCGTGTTTCTGAAGCCACTGGATTGTATCAGCGTACACTCTTTTGTATTGCCAGTCTGGCCTGGCTGTGATGATGGCCAGTTTGTATCCTGCTTCACGTATCTTCTTGGTTGCTTCGATTGCTCCAGGTATCGGCGGCAAATTCAAAAACCCGCCGCATCTGTAAAACTCCTCTTTCAATTTTTCGAGCATCGCCAATGTGGCATCATTCATCGGAGCGTTCCCGCGCTGTCGATCCATTTCGTCCTGCCACGAAGATAGGTCTGCAATGCAACCATCCAGATCACTCACAATCAGCTTGGTGTGGCGCTCCAGTTCCACCCGTTCGCAACGCGCCTTGTCATCAACAACGTCGCTTTTTCGCATGAAAGTGTTGAACATCTCTTCAGACGAGACGCCATATAATTGCGCAATCGCTATCAGATATTTCAGCACATCAACCGAAGCTTCGCAGACATTGATCTTGTCCACAGGCCTGTCTTTCAAAAGGTGTGCCTTGAATCGAGCCACAGCCCTCGAAAGCTCCCCCGCCTCTTCAAGCAATCCCAGCGTCAAATCCTTCGCAACACCAGCCTTCACGATTGGTGACATCGCTTTGGGGTCGAGGTTGAAGTGCTCCTGTTGCTTCTTCTGCCTTTCCCACATCTCTGACCAAAGATTCATCCAAGCCACCTCTTGGCTAACGCTATCGAGTCTTCCAACGCTACATCGATGGTTGCCCGGCTGTCCCATTTTGCAAACCTTCCGATTGGTGCTATGTTACGCGGCCAATCAGGCTTAGTGTCCAATGAAAGCAGGTGGCCCTTTAGCCCCTCTTTCAGTTCCATCATTGCCCAACCTTCAGGCCAAAGGAAATTCAAGTCAGACTCGATTTCACCAAGATTCAATTCACCATTCGTCTCAACCGAATATCCGCCTGCCACCGGTGAAAATCGATGGACACAATTGGACGGCGTGTAGGGCGTGTAGACGTAATCCCAGCGCGCAAAGCGATCCCCGCGAACATTCACCTTTGCCACGTTGAGGGCCATAGCCATACCGTGCGGCACATACCACTTCACCAATTCCCTAATCACCCACAGCGGCAAAGTCACCACCGCGAAATCAAACAGCACCCGTTCTTTCTGGCTGGTCAGCAAATCATTTTGGTTGATCTCAACTACGGCTGCGTTGGTGATCGCTGCGCAATCTGATAGCTCATTGATCATATCCACAAAGTCACAGCGAAGGGCTTGCCTTGGCTTCGTGCTCGCCGGATCATTCATTGCTTTCTTGGAATCAGAACCCGGCTCTGATCGGCGCGTCTTCCTCCAGTGGTCATCCTGGATGCGGGCGGCTCGTTCGGGTGCCATGTCTTGGAAGCACTTTGGGTACGGCTGAACAACGTCGCTCAACAATATGCCACCATTCACCATGAAATTTGAGTGACACAGGCCTAGCTCATCAAACATATCCACCATTGCTTCTGTGTGGTGGATGTACTTCAAGCCGCCAGCTAGAAATTCGCCGCCGGTTGTTTTCTCTTCAAATACTCTTGTTTCTACACCGGGGATTCCGCTGAACACATACGATGCTATGAGCCCTGAGACTCCACCCCCAACTATCACAACACGTTTTCTCATGGATTTGCTCGATGGATCGGGGCGAGCGTTGGAGAGAACCGGCCAAGGCCCAAGAATCCAATCGCTCGCCCCTGCCCGCTCTGCAGCGTCATTGCGCGGCGGCAGGCAAATTTATAATACCTGATTTCACCAGTCGGCCGATAGTCTCTGCGATCAAAGCAGCACGCTCTTTGTCGACGTTGTTCACGGCTGTGATGAAATATCCGTCCAATATTCTGTATGGGGATAGCTTTTTGCACGTGGCCTTTCCTATCTGTGATTCCAGCTGTTCTAAAGTCACCGGCAACCCTATCATCAAGGTCAACGTCGCCGTTTTCAGCCTTGCTGTCACCACTGGCGTATCCCGCCCTATCCTCGTTTTGCAATACACCGTAGCGTAGCCGGAATTGTCAAACCTGTCTTTAATGTACAGCCTATCAGCAGCAATAGCTGAATTTCTAGCACTCCACTTCTGTCCATGCAAGGCCACCTCCAGATGTTTCTTGAAATGGCCGAACAACAACTTGCACTCTTCTCGTCGAGCTTTCGCACGTGCTATTACTGCCCGGCGCGATTTCACTCTTGCCTCAACACAAGGCCGCTTCCCCTTCTTCGGGCCAGGTTTCCCTCTGGTTGGCGCGGGTGCTTGTATTTTCTTCTTTGGTGCACCGCCCTTGTTTGGTCTGGTGATGCGTCCGTTGATTACGCCATAATTGGCAATGGTTTTATCGAGCGTGTTTGCGAATATCTCGTTGCTCATCTTTGGCACGGCTGCTGTCATCTCTACACCATTTTCTTTCACAATTTGCAAGGCAACAAAGTGATCCGGTTCTTTCCCCCGCTCACCACACCACAACCGAAGTGCTATGCATCTATCGCGACACCAACACGGCACACCATCTTCGGTATCCTTCGATTTCGACGGATCTCCATTGCACACATCATTCTTCGGCTCATACTGCCCGACGCAATGTGGCATCCGTATTTTCCTGGCCACCGTACACCTCCGACAATCTTCTGGACAACTGTTGATACCATTCAACCGGCAGTTTATCTCTCGCCCCGCCCAATTCAAGGCTGAATACGTCGCCAGTCAACAAATTCAAACGACCTTCAATCACAGCGGTAACAAATTCACCGCCGCGTTTCAGGACCAACACCGCCCCCCACGTGTGGCGCTCAATCCTCCGCATCCAATAATTTGTGCAACCCCGATGCGATGCGCTCTGTATTTCTATGTGCGGCTCTTCGTCACGCAAATTCCGCACAGTCATCACGGAACGAACGAAACTTGCGCTGAAGTGCGTTCCTCGATTCACTTGTATTGCTGGAAGGCCACGCTTTTCCATCGCCTCCAAGACATTGGGCGCTTCAACTTCTTCTTGTTTCACCAATTTGGAGAACAGCATGCGAATTTTGTTGATGGACCAATCAATCATATTCTTGTTGATGTTGAGATAATTGGCAACCAAAATATTGGACAATGAATTTACGTCGCCGCCGGCCGCGTCCACTGCTGCTAAGCACCCATCGTGCTTTAGCGGTTCGCCCGTCTGTTTCCTTTGCTCCTCTCTGATTATGATGCGTCGGATCTCTTCTGGTTCCAGAAATTCGCACGACGTTTCAAGCATCGACTTGAACACATCAAGATCTCGCCCGGTCAACATCTCCATCATTTTCATTTTGATTCGAATGCATGAGCTCAATCGCTCCATCTCGATGATGCGCGCCTCGGGGCTGAGATCGCCTTCAACAGGTTCGTACGTCAACATTTCATCAAGACTAATCGGGACACGCGGCGCAACACCCCAATTCCCTTCGCCGTCTTGTATGTGTGCCCGAGGAGTGCGACGTTGAGCCAACGCCTCGTACAACATCATAGCATATGTGTTGCGTAATGTCTTGGACACGTAGCGTTTCAAATCAAACGAACACTTGTTAGCATCATACCGAGTCAAACAAGACAACAAAGCAAGACGCCCCTCTTGTATTGCATCTTCCACGTCGATCCCGGGTATGGCATGGCGCATTTGTTGTGCTCGACGTTTAATCAATGGCAGCAAATTTTTCTCCAAATCAGGATACATCTCACGAACGTGCGATGGCACTGTGTAGCCGTCTTTGAAGTTCACTGCCATCACACACTCCTATTCGTCGACAGGAGTCGATCGCGCATCAGTTTGTACACATCGACTGCCAATGTTTTGATGTCCTTGACTACGATACAACTGCTGTTGAACTTCTTGGTATAGAACTGTTCGACGTGATCAGAGCATGCACCTATTCCAAACATCTCAATCCCCCATGATGCTGCCTGCTGGATGGCCTCGACTAAGTGTCCATTTAGCCTTTCGTGCGATGCATCTCTGGTGGCCGGGCAACCGTCTGAAAGAACGAACATGATTTTGCGCGATTCTTCACGTTGGATCAATCGCTTCGCAGCGTACAGAAGCGCCTCGCCGTCGTCATTGTCTAAAGAGCCGGCAATGTCAGACATCCGTTGCTTTACTGTTCTGTGCTTTTGATCGAACGATTTGAACTCATGGTATAACATCGGAGAATACCGAGAATACACATCACTTATTTCCTCTTTTCCAACGCATCGTTCTGGTGTATCAGTTTCAAATCCAATCACTTCAAAAGGTATTTGGAGCGCTTCAAAGGTTTCTGCCAACGCAATGGCCATCAATTTGGCTTGGTGTGCTGGGTGTCCTGGGCAATGCCCGCTGCCCATTGAACCAGACATGTCAATCAGCACAGTGATTGCTGTGTCCAGCTTCTCACCTTCAATTTCAACCTTGAACACATTGGTGTTTCCTGAAGCAATTGTTCCCAGACGTCTAGTGTCCAATTTACCGTGACGACGCCCCGACAATTCAACCGATGGTTGCCTGGAACGAATGAGCGAAAGAAGTTTTCCGCGAAGGCCTGTTATCTGATCAGAAACGATATCGCGACAGCGGTTGTAATCAACTATGTCACCTAATGGTTTGATGACTTTGTCTCTCGCTACGGCTGCAGGGTGCGGGATGTAACGGTTGTTGAGATCGATGTCCCTTCGCACCATCTCCTTGATTCGCTCTTTTGTTTCATCTTTGATGTCTGCTGTATCCGATTCGCCTAATGCCCCTTCTGCAACTTCGATTTTTATCAACTCGCCGTCGTCTTGTTTCTGTGTTTCCGATTCCAACCCGCCAGCCTTTGATTTCCCTTGTTCATCGCCACCTTCGCTCGGCTTCGAGGCTGAAAGATCTTCAGAGTCTTCTTTTTCTTCTGCTTCGAGTTTTTGTTTCTGCTCTTCAGCGAATTTTTCGATCTTCTTCACCACGCTGACCGCTAATTGGTGTGTTTCTTGCCCCCATGATGTTGAATTCGATGCGGCAATTTCATCCGACACAACAGCTAGGTATTTGTTGTATTCGCTCGGGATCCACGAAACATCATCGCCTTGCGCTGTTGCTATAATGGCGCAGACGAACGTGTGCCAAAAATTCGCATTTACCAATCCGCCTTCGGCGGCATATTTATCTTTGAATCGCTGTATTTCGTGCCGACTTGCAGCAGCGAGATTCTCAGCCACCCCAATGAACTGCTGTGATTCAGAACGCTCAATCCTGATGTCCTCGAAAGCATTAAACACCAATCGTTCTTTGTCGCTTTTCGCTGATTTCAATATTTCTAACGGGGATTTGCGACCAGCATCTTTGTGTCGACGTTCTTCTTTCACATGGCCCACTTCATGGTCCAATAGGCCGTGTAACACATTCGCACTCGCCTCGTCAAAGTGATCTGAATTGAATGGGATCAGAATGTTTTCGCCATCAGTCAAACACTCGGCGCCAGAGGGGATCACCTTGATCTGGTGATTCCTCGCCATGGCGCGGGCGATGGCTTCAAAGTGTCCTGTTTTTCTGATCATGGCCGGTCCTCATCATGCGGCGACTCTAACCGAGCGACACCGCATAAGTCAATAGAAAAGTTGCCACAAAGGCAAAACCTATTGGTTTATCAGATGTCTCCTCCGAAGTATCTTTGTATCAAACCGTCGACAAACTTGGCGTCTTCGGGGGATAATTTGTTTGTTATTGAGATCTTCGCAGCCATACGTACGTTTCCCAGTTGCTGCGCTTTCGCAGCCCAAGAAATCAATCGACGAGTGCTGAATGTGCAATAGCACGTCTCGTTGGACATCGCCTCGCGCACCCGCACCGCCACCTCAACCATCTTCCGCGCAGTGTCCTTTGGCACGCCGCCCTTCGATGTCAAAATGTTGTTCTCTGTCGCGGCGTCAGGATATTCGGCCTTGATCACAACACCAAATCTGTCTAGCGTTGCTTCATTCATCAAGTTTGTCCCAACGTACAACCCGCTGTTATCCCCCCGGCCATTTGTGTTGTCACTAGCGATGATTCGGAAGTGCTGGTGTGGTTCTACAATCTCGCCGCCGTTCTCGGTGAGCACCAATGGCTTCCCTTCAAGCACAGCCTGAAGTCGCAGCAAAATCCCTGCCTCGGCCCCGGTGATTTCATCCAGCACGATCCACCACCCGTTTCTCATGGCTTGCGTCAGAACGCCGTCTTGCCATTCTGTGACGTGTTGGTTGTCCACGACCGAAAGTGATTGCTGGCCAACGAAATCCTCGATGGTCAACTTGCGATTTGCCTGTACACGAATACATGGTTGGTCAAGTAATGCAGCCATTTCTTCGATGATGGTGGTTTTTCCACATCCCGTCGGACCGAAGATAAAGATGTTTTCGCGATTGCTAATGCCGAGTGCAATGCACTCCATTTGTTCCTTCTCACGCTTCCCAGGTATCCAACGCTCATCGTGTTTTGGGATTCGAGCTTTGTCTTGCTCTGAAAGCGCTGTTCGACGATTCAACACCACCACACCAATCCTGAATGATGTCAGGTCTTCCCCGGTTCCCATGTCAGCAGATGCAATGATTTTTCGCTCTTCACCAGCCTTGATCTGCGCTGCACGGGCTGTTTCCTTCGCTGCTTCAGAGATTGTCGGGGCGCCTCGATACTTGACTGTGTACTCTTTCGCATTCATGCCATGTTTCTTGCTAAGGTGCACATCCAAACGATGGTGCCATTCATTGCAGACCATGCATTGGACTTTCTCACGCCCCTTCGAATCAAGTCTACTTCGTACACTTCCCATCATTTCACCTCGCCGCCAATCTTTGTACCAAAGATCTCTTCGATGTTTTCAACTTCTTTCCATTCGCTGATAGATTCAATTTTGGTGGCCACGAATGCTGCTATCGACAACAATGACATGAACTCCTGTGTATTTTTAACAGTCGTTCCGCCAATAGCTGGCCAATTGATCTTCACTTCTTCTGGAGCGCTGTCTTTCCAACGAGTGTGTTGTGAAACGTTGATTTCAATCCAATAGCCGTCTTGTAGGCTCACAACTATGATGCTTCGGCTATGCTTCGTCCATTGGTTCATGACCAGACTGACTTTTTCGTTGATTTGGATTTTCTGCGACATGGCCGATTCTCCTGGCTGATTTGTTAAGCCACAAATAATTTTTTGCCTGCTCGTTTCTCTTCATCATCGAGATTGATTGGACAAATGCGTTGTGGCGTTGCTCCCACGGCGATCTTGATTCCGTCCACCTTGATGCGACCGCTCCAAAGCCCTGCCAAAGTTTCTTCCATCTCCGAAGTGACCTCAACGTCTTCTGCCTTGGCTGTCGTATGGAGATAATTGCAAGCACGATCGCCAGTCCAACTCCAACCTCGATGCAAAATAGAGCCATCTGGACATATGGAAATCGAAAGGGTAAGCGGGCACCCCGAATTAGACCAAGGCGCTACGAAACAAATCATTGCGCCCTTTTTGTATACCACTTTGTCTCTTCTGTACGTGTCGACTTCGATGTTCCCTGCGAAATCGTCTTTGATCGTGATCTTCATGGCCGGTTCCTTTCGTTTCGTTATATTATGATTCTAGCTCCAATTGAATTGGAAGTCGACCAAAATCGACGTACAGAGGTACTTTTTTTTGGATTGAAAGTACCTTTCACCCATACATGTTTTCCAATTTTTTCTGCACCGATTCCAATCTAGCCATCAATGCTGGATTCCGCTCACCCTTGTATTTCTTTGCATTTGACACAGCTTTTTTCGCCTGCTCCAACGTCGATTCGCCAGGGTCAACCCCGTCAGGTAATCGAGCGACATACACGTGATCGAATCGACATGTCAATTGTTTCGCCACGTCATAGGGGGCAGCTGGCTGATCTGGGTCTAACAGGACAGTTATCGCAGAATCAAGAGGCTTTTTGAACAACATGGCGAGTTGCGCTGGGTGCAACACTTTCCCGAGCAATGCCATGCTAGAAATACCGTGCTGCCACATCGTGATCACATCCAACGGCCCCTCTACCAACACCACATCCCCATCCAATTCGCATTGATTCCAACCGAGGAGAAGGCGCCCGTGATCAACACCAGTTGGATTGAGGTATTTGGGTTGTTGTTCTCCTGTCGCGTCCCTTGCGGTAAAGCTGTGTCCATTGGGACAATCGATTGGTATGATGATTCGACCGCCGAAACGGCCCTTGTCACAGTATCCAATCCCCCACTCTTTCGCCGTTTTCTTTTTGATTCCACGCTGCTTCAAATAACTCGGGTATCGCCAACATCCTTTTTTTGCATCCCATACGCTCTTGAATCCGACGGGCAAAGGCGCTTCCACCAACTCATCTTCTTCGTCGCCTTCGATGTCTCGCAATTCTCGTATCTTGTCTAGCAACGTCTCGGGCGTCTCTTCACGCCTTGACCATCGCACCGACTCCTTGAAAAGCCACCCGTATGCCTCAGCCCTGGAAATCCCTTCAACGTGTGCGATGAGGCCGACGATGGTGCGACCGCGTTGATCACAGTGAAGCTTGTGACAGATGTACGCGCCAGTCTTCGGGTTGATGTAAAAACCACCTGACTTGCCACAGAACGGGCACGTAGCGTTGATTTCGCCACCTGCGCCTATCCGAACGCCTTCAAGCTTCGACGAAGCATAATCTGCCACATTAAATGACACGTGCGCCCTTGCCTTTTAGCCTCTTCACAGCGATCTTCAATGCCTTCTCGCTGATATCCACGCCAATATAGTCTAGCCCAAAATTCAACGCCGCTTCGCCGCTGGACGCAGAACCACAAAACGGATCCAGCAACACATCGCCCTCGGAAGCGGACTGTGACACGAGGATGTTTTGAAGCTCAACCGGCTTTTCAGCCGGGTACCCTTTCGCGATGCGTTTGCACCGCAAAATCGACGGGATCGATCGGTCATTCAGATTGCGGTGTCCCTTTTCTGCGAACAAAATGAACTCATGCTGGTTTCGGTAGTGATAGCCCGTGCTAATCACCCTCTTATCCCACACCAGCCGTTTCCAAACACAAAAACCAGCAGACACCATCTCTGCCTTCGCAATATCGCTGGTTTCATCGTCACAGAACATGTATAAATGCGAACCCGTTTTCATCACACGAAAACATTCGGCGAACAGCCCATTGAATCTTTCGTTCGGAAAGATTTCAAACCAATCATTCGAGCTCATCTTGCTATGGCGCAATCGTGTTGTGGTTCCCGTCGCCCTCCACTT